ATAATACTGTGGTCCCTCGTGTGCCTCTGGGTGAGGATGTCCCTTACCGTGTTAATGAAGCACCTGTGGGCACCGAGCACACCCTGCTCGAAAAAGAGGGTAAGAAACTTTACCGCTTCTTCAAAGGAGGAGATGATACTCTCCCCACCATGAAGGTCGAGAGTATGTTTATTCAAATGCTTGAAGGACTCCACGCAACTGAAGCAGAAGTCCTGATCAAAGCAGTAAACAAAACTCTGCACAAGAAGTATCGTATCACTCTGGCAGTAGTGAAGGAAGCCTTTCCCAATGTTGAGTGGGGCGGTAGGTCTTGAGTAAGATCAAAGTACTTCAACATGACTGTCAACCTGAAGCAGCAGAGGATAGGACGTTACCTTATACGTCCTTCATTGTTTGCTACTTGATTGATGGGACACAACACTATGATATCGTGACAAGCAACAAGAATGTTGATATCTTTGATCACTATTACGACCGCTACAAGAAAGACTTGAAGTGGTATAAACAAACGGAGGGAAGAGTTTCACCTAAGCTATGGCAAGATCCAAATCAAAAGCAACAGAAAGGCAAAAAATGACTAAAGATCATGTATACTTTGATCCCAGACGTGCTGCTGAGCAGCAAGTCAATGACATGAAAGCAGCAGTTGATGCTGCTTTGGAAAAGGAAGAGGAATTGTCGGAGCAAGAGAGAAACATTGAGACGGGGAAGAAGATCGTGGCAGGACTAGGCACTCTCTTTCTATCACCCCTTGTCCTAATGGTTGTATGGAATATGTTTATTCCTGCACTGTTTGGATTGCCTGCGCTAGGGTATTGGACTAGCATGGGACTACTTGTAATTTTTCGCATCCTGATTCCAAAGAATGACTAAATTTTATTCTGATCCTATTCAGCATTCCTCTAAGGTATGCATGGTATCTGTGACCCCTGATGCTGAGAAGCACATGGGATATGTTGCTCGCGTAAGCAACCCAAAGAATCAAGACAACCCTGAGGTTGCTGGTCTACTTAAGTATTGTATCAAGCATGGACACTGGTCTGTATTTGAGCAAGCACACATGACACTTGAAATCAATACTACTAGAGGACTAGCGGCTCAAATACTGAGGCACCGTAGTTTTACCTATCAAGAGTTCTCTCAACGCTATGCAGATACTAATCTGTTGAGTGATACTATTGAGGTGCCTGACCTGCGTCTACAGGACACAAAGAATCGTCAGAATAGTATTGACGGTGTGCCTGCAGATCAGAAATCATTTCTCCAAGGTCGTATCCATCAATACTTTATCGAAGGGATGGATCTTTATAATGAATTGCTTCGTGAAGGTGTGGCAAAGGAGTGTGCTCGTTTTGTGCTTCCCCTCGCCGCGCCCACAAGAATTTTCATGACGGGATCTGTGCGTTCATGGATCCATTACATTGAATTGCGCTGTGCTAATGGCACACAGAAGGAGCACATGGACATCGCTGAGTTGTGTAAGCGACACTTCGCATGTCAGTTTCCTACTGTTGCTAAAGCACTTGATTGGTGTGATGACAAAGAGGAATGTGGATGTCCCGATGATTGGGACGACTTGCAACCCTGTTTGAGGATAGACTAATGCCTACATACAATGTAAAGAATCTCAAGACTGGAGAGAAAAAAGAATTCCGCATGACAATGAAAGAGTATTGTCAGTGGAAAGAAGACAACCCCGACTGGGATAAGGACTGGACTGCTGGCATTGCTGGCACCACCTATGGAGAACCTAAACAGTCGGACGGTTTCAAAGAAGTAATGTCCAAAATACAGGAGAAACATCCTAGGGCAAACCTGTCACGTTATACCTAAACCAACACTCTATGCCAACATCTGTAAAGTCCAAGACCCGTCCGCTCCCAAAGTCCAAGAGTCAACGTCGCTCCATGAAATTGGGGACACTCACAGCAAAGCAAATGAGAAGAAAGAAACCCATCAATCTTGAGCACCTAAAGGATATCAATCCGCTCACAGACAATCAAGAAACCATCTTCAACTCTTACGCTGAAGGTAAGAATCTCGTATTGCATGGTGCTGCTGGCACAGGTAAGACATTCATCAGTCTTTATCTTGCACTCAGGGAAGTCTTGGATCCAGAGTCTCCATACGAAAAGGTATACATGGTCCGCTCACTGGTCCCTACCAGAGAGATTGGATTCCTACCAGGAGATCATGAGGATAAGAGTAACCTTTATCAGATTCCTTATAAGAATATGGTGAAGTATATGTTTGAGATGCCAGATGACAATGCTTTTGAAGCACTGTATGATAATCTCAGAGCACAGGAGACTGTCTCTTTCTGGTCCACCTCATTCATTCGTGGTGTTACACTTGACAAGTGTATTATAATTGTAGATGAGTTTAGTAACCTTAACTTCCATGAGTTGGATAGTATTATCACTCGTGTTGGTGAAGATTCTAAGATCATTTTCTCTGGTGACTACACCCAGTCTGATCTAGTGAAGAGCAACGAGCGCAATGGTGTGCTAGACTTCATGAAGATCCTACAGTCTATGCCATCCTTCGACATGGTTGAGTTTGGTATTGAAGACATCGTTAGATCTGGTTTGGTTAAAGAGTATCTCGTATCTAAAATTAACATGGGAATGTGAATGACTTTTAATTATGTGGGTCCTGCTGCTCCTCTCAAAGAGTTGGAGAGTAGGACTCTTCCTCACGGAAGATTCTATAAGACCGATGGTGGTTGGATGCCTAGCGTTACAACTGTTGTCGGTCATAATACTAAGGCAGGTATCCTTGCATGGGAGAAGAGAGTAGGTTATACTGAAGCAGAGCGAGTCCGCCGTGCTGCATCGTGGCGTGGCACTCAATACCATACCATCGTGGAGCACTATCTAAAAAATGAATTGGAAGAAGTTAAAAAGAGCGAGGGTCTTCCCCAGTACCTTTTCAGGGCTGCTCGTGAGACTCTTGATCGTATTTCTAACATTCACTGTATTGAAGCCCCTCTTTTTTCTCTTAAGTTGGGTATTGCTGGCAGGGTTGATTGTATTGCTGAGTTTGATAACTCTCTAGCAATCATTGACTTCAAGACAACAACTCGTCTCAAGAATGATGCGTTGTTGGAGAAGTATTTCGTGCAGGAAGCAGCGTATGCTTACATGTATTATGAAATGACTGGTATTGAAGTAGACAAACTTGTAACACTGTCTGTCTCTGAGAAAGGAGACATGCAAGTTGTAGAAAAGTATGATAAGATACCTTACATGGATACACTCATCGAGTGGATTCAGGAGTATCGATATTATGTGGAGGGCATCAAGTGAAAGACACTTTCTTAGGGATTCCTATCTATAGATTCTATTATCCTGGTGACAGAGATGCTGTGCATGAAGAGTGTAAGCGTCTCACATACAGACACAATGGAGGTAATAGGATTTGGGATAGAGTCTTCCTAGATGGTGAAGGTGGTAGTGATCTGCACACCTTTCCTCAGTTTGAGGATCTCTTTACATGGATTGATGAATGCCTTGCTGAAGTTGCTAGTGACATTGGTATGCCAAACCAACTCAAGATCAACTCCAGTTGGGCGAATCTAAATAGAAAAGGAGACTATTTCTATGATCACACACATGCTAACTGCTTCGTAAGTAGCAACTATTATGTGAATGGTGGTCCTGAAACAGTTACCGAATGGTATCTACCCAACCCTTGGTATAGTAAGTCAAACATATGGCCATGGGGTGAGTGGACCGAAGAGAAGTTTTTTCTGAAGCACTCAGAGCCTACAGAGCCTGGAAAGTTTATTGTCTTTCCTCCTACTATCAGGCATCGTGCCACACCTAATCAATCCGAGGAGGATCGTATCACTATCGCAGCAAACGCCTTCCCAGACGGGCTTATCAATGCAACTGGGGTATCACACCTTAACGTGCAAGTCCTATGAAAGAAATTGAAGAAAAGTTTATGACACAAGGTAAATTTACCTCCCTAGTTGAGTCACGAGTTAAAGACAGTCAAGGTCTTATCAACTACATAGAAGCAGTCACATCGATCTGCGAAGAGTTTGAGATTGAAGTCGAAACTGTCAGTAAACTGATCTCTAAACCACTCAAAGATAAAATCAAGTGGGACGCACAACAACTTAATTACATTAAACGAACGAGCAGAGGAATCCTGCCACTATGACTAACGAATTTTTTAAGAGCGACGTAGTAAAAGAAGAAATAGATCAGATTCAAGAGACATACACAGAGTTGTTGAAGATGTCAGCGGGTCTTGAAAACTTTGATCCTCAACAACGTCTGGAGCATGTCGAGAAGACTCTAGAATTGATTGCTAAACAGAAGGTATTCTATTCACGTCTTGCCTTGGCATCTCATGGTGTTAATCCTGATGATCCTGAAGATCAAGACGCTAAGTTTGTCAAGAATCGTATTGACCTCCTATCACAAGAGTATTCTGGTGGTTTGAATCTGATGATGATCCTTCAGACCATGGAAGATAAACTACAAGGATGGAGAAAGGAGTTGAAAGATGCCAAATCCTGATGCGCTATGGGAAGACATGCAAAAACTTGATGACCTATTCGAGGAATTGTTGTGGGACCCTGACGACGAGTTACAATTCACGCACGACGGTGAGAAGGTCCTGATCATAAACCGCACACGGTCTCTTGACAAGACCTAAATAATATGCCATCATAATACGGTGGCAAATCAAACAAAACACACAACCACAACGGAGAAATACATGTCTTTTGCAAGTCTTAAGAAAAAGTCTGGGTCTTTTGATAAACTGACTCAGCAGATTGAAAAGATGTCTAAACCACAGGGTGCTGGTCCTGACGAGCGACTCTGGAAACCTGGTGTAGACAAGTCGGGTAACGGTTATGCCGTGATCCGTTTCCTTCCTGAGCCTGATGGTGAAGACCTTCCTTGGGCACAGGTGTGGAGCCACGCTTTCCAAGGTCCTGGCGGATGGTATATTGAAAACTCCCTCACCACACTGGGTCAAAAAGATCCTGTCGGTGAGTTGAATCGCACTCTTTGGAATAGCGGTCTTGATTCCGACAAAGAGATTGCTCGTAAGCAGAAGAGGAAACTCTCCTACTACAGCAACATCTATGTTGTGAAGGACCAACTGAATCCTCAGAATGAGGGTAAAGTATTCCTTTATAAGTATGGTAAGAAGATCCACGACAAGATCGTGTCTTCTATGCAACCCCAGTTTGAAGACGAAGAACCTATTAACCCCTTTGATATGTGGCAAGGTGCGGACTTCCGTATCAAGATCCAAACCATTGGTGGTTACTGGAATTATGATAAGTCTGACTTCGCAGCACCTAGCACGCTGGGTGGTTTCGATGATGAGAAACTGGAATCACTGTGGAAGTCTCAGTATTCCCTCAAGGAATTCACTGACCCTTCTGCCTTCAAGTCTTATGAGAAATTGGAAGAGCGTTTGAATCTCGTCCTTAACAAGGGCAGGACTCAGGTCCGCACTCGTGATGAGCAAGATGAGGATGTCTTCAACTCTCCTGACATTATGGCACCTGCCAAAGTGTCACAACCAGATCCCACTCCTAGTGGATTTGGTGCTAAGATTGAAGAGTTAAACAAAGCAGATGATGGTCCTGACTTGGACTACTTCGCTGCCCTCGCTAACGACGACTAATGAAAAAACTTGCCCTTGCCTCTCTGCTGCTATTGTCCGCTGCAGCACCCGCTAATGCACTAACTTGGAAGGAATTCTGGGAGCCGTTTGAGGGGCACGGGCATCACCATTCGCACCATTATTATTATGATCACCCTCCTAGGAGGCGTATGTGTGAGGTGCAGGTGACTAGACGTAGATGGGTGCCTGGCTTCTGGTTAGGTCACCATGAATATGTTGAAGGTTACTGGGAGAAACAGACACGACTTAAGTGGAGACCCTGTAGGCACTAACCCATATATTATTTCACTTTTCGTTCCCAGAAAGGTCGAAAAAAAATTCGGGGTATTTTTTCGCCCACAGGGTTTTTCGGTATTTTTACTATGACACATTACAAACCTTATTCGCCTGAATGGCACAGATACCGTTATTTGGCGGAAGCGTTAAATCAGTATCTGGATGACTATGTTGAAAATGACGTAATCGTTGAAGATATCCAAAGTATCCTCAATGCGCGATCTGAGGCATCTTATGCTGATTTCAACAGAGTCTCTGAATTAGAGTCAAAACTGCGTAAATGATTTATGCTCTCAACCGCTTATCGACTCCGTTTGGAGTCTATTTGCAGATGTATTGCAAATAAAGAATCTGTCCCTATTGAGGATATGATTTGGGCAGAGAAACTTGCCAAAAGGCACACACTCGCCCGTGACTGGTTAAAACAAGCACGTCGTCAAGCGTCTCAAGACATTGAGGAGGGCAGTATGGAGGATTTTATGAATAGGATGGGTCTCGGAGACCCTGATCCATCCAATCATAGGACCACATTTGATGGTGCAGACGATATTAACGATTGGTTTAGGAGGGATAAACCAGATGACTGGCGTCAGCGTGACTAATATGAATATTGCCAAAAACCTTCTAGAGAAGGCAGCAGAATTGCTTGGCAGTGAAGTAAGACATTATACTGTGGTTGATAGGACCACAGAGCATGAAAAGTTTGTTATCGAGTACAATCATTCAGACAAAAAATGATTCCACAGACAGCAGTAATTTATAGTAATGGATCACAAGAATGCGAAAGAGCAGCACAACTGCTCAAATCACTAGAAGGCGAATTTCTCGAATATCGCCTAAATCAACATTTTGACCAAAGAGCGTTTGAAAACGAATTTGGTCCAGAAGCAGAATACCCACAAATCGCGCTAGGAGCGCAACATGTGGGTAATTTGAAAGAATTGCTACATGTAGCAAAAGATAGAGGATTTATTTAATATCCGCCACCACCACTATAAGACCCGCCGCTGGACGTGCCACCGCCAGAGGTCTGACCACTAGAAGATCCAGCGGATCCATATTGGTTAACCTCTGTTTCGGTCATCGTGCCAGCGGTTTCAGTAGTAGCGGTAGTGCTACCTGACGTGACTGCAACAGTGCTACCGTCAGCAAGCACATCACCTTGAGAAATGGTAGGATCAGAAGATCCAAAGTTTCTTGAGGTGTATTCTGCTGTAGCAGCGAATTGGATAGAAGGTGTTTGACCCACCAGAGTTTCATATGTGGGTTTGACGCTTGCAAACGCTTCTGCAACTGCACCCACAGTCTTCTTAATACCTGTAATAGGATCAACCTCGTTATTAGGTAGGTATTCGACTAGACCTTCAAATTCTTCAACGAATGAATCAATAAATTGAGGTTTAAGGATGTAAATACCTCTCTTATACTCATTCAGACCAGATTCATAGTCATAGTTAGAAATAGGTCTAACCAACTCCTCTTTGGGCACCAGTGTGCCATCAGGTTTTGAATACTCAAAGTCTTCAGGGACTTGATGTCCTGCTCTCAGGACGACATCACCTTGCGTGTTTTTGACTTCTTGTGTCACCCAATGGTGTACACTTTCTACATCTGCCTTGCCATACTTGCGGACCATGTAGTTATACATCTCCTGCTCAGACATAGGCCATTCATCATAGACATTGATGATGTTGTTGCAAAGCAATATAACCCAATCATAATTCACATTACCATATACCTTATCAGCAATCTGCTCAGGTCTTTCGTTGTTTTCAATAGTGTATTTCTCAAAACCGAGGATTACATCCTGAAGATCATCTCTAATTTTGATACGACGAAAGAGGTTTTTCGCCATAATATAAGGATCAGTGCTACCTGTGCGGTAACTCGTGGTCCTTACAAATACATCTGGTAAGTATGAGAAATAGTTTGCCATTATAATGCAAAGTCCTCGTTTGTGCGGTATTTGGTCTCTTGGAAGGTAAGAGTCATATTATAAGTTGCAAAACCAAAGTCCTTGTCTTCCATACCAGGAATTTGTGTCTTAATAGCAGTAGAGTCACCGAAGTCAATACTCATGTCCTGCAATACCATCTTATGTGGGAAACTCAGCAGTTGTTGCATATAACCACCTGCTGCCTTTCCTTCACCTAATTCTTCTTCATCACCTTTAGAGACGTATCTAACAATTTCTGCTCTAAACTTGTCAGGGATGAGCAACCAGTTACCCTTCTTCTTCGGGTGCATCGATGCTCTTAACTGTTGTATGATCTCAAAGATTGTCTCCACATCAGTAGCACTCTTAGGCACAAAGGTAAACTTAAAACTGTGTGAAATGAATCCAACGCCTTTGAAGAGCATCTCTTCATAAGGGTTAAACACCTTACCTTGCGTTATTTGTGAGAGGTCGTTAGAATCTAGACTAAAACCATAAGGAGATACTTCACCAACTGTAGCGTTGATTGCTTCAGCACCGAGTTTGAATCCAAGAGCAGGTTTTGCTGCTGCAGCTGCGCTAGAAAGGTTATCACCAATACCATCAAGTGATCCGCCAGATGCAACAACATTTGTTGCTGCTTTCATTATTTCACTACCAACAGCACCAAGGTTTTTACCTTCATACTTGGCAGAATACTTTTCATTCAAACCAGGTGGCAGATATAGGTAGAGACTTCTTTCTACTCCACCACCACCTTTGTTAGCACCTTTATTATTCTTAGTCTGGTGCTTATAAATATCTAATCGAAGGTAGTCAACCACTTCCGTTGGGTAGGAGGCTTTATCTCTCACAGATGCCCTGCTACTCGCTGAGGACCCCAAGGGTTTCATTCGTGGAAATACTAAATTTTTTGACATGAGTTATTCTGGCAAGTTTAGACCATCAAACAGGCATAAGTATAAAGGTGATCCCACAAATATTATTTATAGGAGTTTGTGGGAAAGAAAGTTTATGGTGTGGTGCGACAAGAATGTAAACGTATTGGAGTGGGGAAGTGAAGAAATCGTTATTCCATACATCAGTCCTGTTGACGGTCGGATTCATCGCTATTTCCCCGATTTCTACGTCAGAGCACGAACCAGGAGTGGAGGGACTACGAAGCTCATTATTGAGGTTAAACCGAAGATACAGTGTGCGCCCCCTAAACGCCCAAAGAGGCAAACTAAAAAGTACATAACTGAGGTGAAGACTTTCGGTGTCAATCAAGCAAAGTGGAAGGCAGCGAGAGAATACTGTAAAGACCGTAATATGGAATTTCTCATTCTTACAGAAAAAGAGTTAAACGTATGAGCATCTTCACCGATGTCAAAGATCTTGCAGAAGGCAAGTCACAATCAAAAGAGTGGTATCGCAGTCAACTGCAATATGGTCTAGAGCCTTATGAAGGCACCTTTGAGGTCGGTGATGTCATTTTCTTTGCATATTCTGCAGCGACTGAGAAACTGCAGTTTTACGATAGATTCCCAATGGTGAAGATATCCGACAAAGATGATCCAAACATGCAATTCTCAGGTGGCAACTTGCATTATCTACGACCATCAGCAAGAAGGACAATCGCTTCACAGTGGTCTATGGGCAGTCCCGCGTATCCTGCCCGTTGCCATCATAAATACTTTATGTCTAATGCTACCAACATCTATACTGTTAAACCGATTGACCTGCAGGATATGACTCCATTGCCTATTGAGCAATTCCTATTTAATGCAGCAGGTCGCTGGATCGAGGTCCCTAGCAGTCACATCTGGAGTCGAGTTTAATGAGTTACAGAAATCCCAATAGTTTTCTCCGATTTGCTGATCTAGTAGCAAGTGGTGAGAAGGATATTGCAAAGTCAAATCTATTTTCGGTGGAGATCACACTCCCTCCGATGATGTATGCTCAAGGTAACTATCCACAATATAGAGAGCATTATGAATCTATTAACTACTTTGCTGATAGTGTAACCCTTCCTGCCAGAAGAATTAAAACCCAGTCGGTCAAGATGATTGGACAACCATATGATTATGCATATGGTCAGCAGAAGCAAGAAGTCAGAATGTCATTCATCATGACAAAGGACATGTATCATCGTCAGTTTTTTGAGACATGGATGAATATGACTGCTAATGATGCTGAAAACAGAGTTACATTTTATGATGAGTATACTGCAGACATTCAGATCCTGAAATGGGAGAATGCTGCTAACGTGGTATATAAAGGGACCGCAGGTAATGGATTAGGGCGTCCCGTCCACTATGAGCAAAGGATGAATAGATCTACTGCTGTGTGGCAGATGTATGGTGCATTCCCGTTTGATATCTCAGCGATGACTCTCAATAATGGTCCTGCCGATCTTCTGAAGATCGATGTTGACTTCAAATATGAGAGATTCAGATTTGATACGGTTGCAGAAGACACTCTCTCCTTCAACCCTAATGCTAAAGACAAAGTTATTCGTAACTTTGATAAGATCTTTGAGAGACTTGGTTTTGCCTCGGATCAAAGAGATTCCGCCTTCTTTGGCACCTAAATAAATTTAATAGTTATGGAGTATTATGCCTTTACCCAAGCTCGCTATCCCCGAGTATGATCTGACGTTGCCTATTACTGGCACTAAAGTTACATATCGACCCTTCCTTGTTAAAGAGGAGAAACTGCTCTATCTCGCTATGGAGTCGCAAGACGACAAGCAGATGATCAAGGCAGTTAAAACTATCATCAAGAATTGCACCAACCTGAAGAGTAAGGTAGAAGATCTCGCAACCTTCGAGATTGAATTCATCTTCCTTCGTATTCGTGCTACTGCTGTTGGTGAAGCAAGTGAATTCAAGATCACTTGTCCTGATGACAATGAGACACAAGTCGAAGTGATGGTGCCCCTGAATGAGGTCCAAGTCGAAATTCCTTCTGACCATGAGAAGAAAATTCTCCTTGATCAAGAAGTGGGTGTTGTTATGAAGTATCCTTCGATTGATGTATTCATCAGTCAAAATATGACAGACAATCCTAACCTTGAGGATGTCTTTGAGTTAGCAGCAGGATGTATTGAGAGTGTATACGATAAGGAAGAAGTCTATGATACCTTCACTAAGAAGGAAGCACTAGATTTCCTTGAAGATCTGAATTCTGAGCAGTTTGCTAAGATCCAGAAATTCTTTGAGACTATGCCTAAGTTGTCTTACACACTTCCTGTCACAAACCCTAAGACTGGAGTTACATCTGATGTTGTGCTTGAAGGACTCGCGAGTTTTTTCGCATAGCCCTATTGCACGATAGTCTTGAAAACTACTACAAAACAAACTTTGCCTTGATGCAGCACCACAAGTATTCACTAACCGAGTTAGAGAATATGATTCCGTGGGAAAGAGATGTATATGTGAATCTTCTCCTCGCACATATTGCTGAGGAAGAAAGACGGCAAAACCAAGATCAGTCACGCATGTCCCTCTAATGGCAGCAATTCGTAGTTTCGTAAAAATTCAACCGATAACTGGTAAGTCAGGTATCGCTCAAAACATGGATCAGGTGCGTAAGAGCATCAATCGCATGGGGAGCGTAACGGATGGTATTGCCAAGAGTTTTTATGATACGACTGAGCTTCTAAAGTTTGAAAAGGAGTATCTTTCAGACACTTCTAAAGAAGAAGTCACGGATATCAAAAAGAAAGATAAGAAGGAAAAGACCAAGTGGACTGACTCCATGCGGAAATTCCGAAGATCTTTTGCAAAGAAAAAACGTGAGAGGTTAGAAGATCAGGCAGAAAAGGGCGTAGAGGAAGGAAAAGAAGAAGGTCGTAAGGCAGTCGAGAAAGAGAAACCCAAGATGGGTATGCTCGGTCGATTCCTAAATGGTCTTGCTAAGGTCTTCAAATATATGATTATATTTGGAGCACTGAATTGGTTAAGTAACCCACAGAATGCTGAGAGGGCAGTCAAGGTATTCAAGGTCTTATTTACCATAGGTAAGTTTGCTTTCAAACTTACGAAGATGGGCGTCGGGATGATTCTCGATGGTCTGACAAATGTCTTTGGTAATTATAGTGAAGAAGGCGCTATCAGACGTGGACTCCGAGGTGTACTTGGTGTCGTACAACTGATGGGTGGACTTGCTGTGCTTAGGACAGCACAGTATATGATCATGCCTTGGAAACTCCTCAAGGATGTTAATCGTCTGAGGATGATCTTCTCAGGAAATGCTGAGCAGTCTGCTGAGGCAGAAAGAAATGCACAAGTAAGAAAAGGCGGATATAGAGATAAGAAGACTGGAGTTATCTACTCCGACAAAGAATACAAATCGATGCAGAAGGCTGCCGCTAGGGCAGACCGCAAGAATCCTGGTGCCAGCAAAGCATTTGAGGAGAGATTTGGTAAGGAAGGTAGAATCTCCAAGATGCGTCGCGCTATGGGCGACAAATTCAAAGGAGTTAAGGGTAAATTTGGCGGTAAGGCAAATCAAGTATTTGGTAAGCTCGGCGGTAAGTTAAACGTCGGCATGAGCGTCGTAGGTGGCGCTGGTAGGATTGCAGCAGGTCTCGCTAGTGGTGAGAAGGCATCCTCTGCTATTGGTGCTGGTGTCGGTCAAGGTGTTGGTGGTCTGCTTGGTGGTATCGCTGGCACAGCGTTACTCGGACCTTTCCTTGGACCCTTTGCACCTATTGTTGGTAATGCACTCGGTAGTTTCCTAGGTGAGTGGGTAGGTAAAGAGTTAGGTCCACTCATGGAGCCTATCTTTGGACCTATCAAGAGATACTTTGGTATGGTCTTTGAATTCTGGAAGATGACTCTAGGACCGATCATTGATCAGGTCAAAGAGCCCTTAGGATTGATTTTCCAGCTGATTGGTAGGTTGGGTCAATTCCTAATGGATGGTGCCAAGGTCCTGATGGACTTTACTGGATTCATCCTTGGTCCTGTATTCAATGCTATTGGTGGCGTAGTCCAGTTTGTTGTCAACAACGCCAAACGTCTCATGAATCCTGCCTCTGTGGCAGGTGGTATCTTGGATGCGGTGACATTCAACCTGTTTGACTTCGACGGAGAGAATAAGAAGGCAGCAGGTGGACCTGTAGGGATGGCTGCGGGTGGACCCATGCAGTTTGGCAGCAATGCTGATCTACTTGCTGCTACAGGTGGTATCTACCTTAAATCAATCGTAGGTGGTCTTGGTGCATTTGGATTTGTTGGTAATAAGGTAAAATCTGTCCTAGCACCTGATATCCAGAAACTTGGTAATGCATTTGGTGTCAGTGTTGGCACTGGAGGTGGTAGTGCAGCAGGTGGTGTAAGCACATCTGTCACCTTCCAAGCGACACAGACAGAGAAGAAGAAGGTTGAGAATACAAAGCAACTCACTTATAAGAAGAATTTCTACAATGCTATCAATGATGGGTTGAATAAACTTCTCATCAATGGCATCAAGATCTTTGATCCTCAGCAAGCAGCACAACTTGAGCAGCAGAGACAACAACCAGGCACAGGCAGTGGTCAGACTCAACAATCTGGACCATCACCATCTGGTCCTAGTGGATTTACTGGTGTTGGTGGTGCAACAGGTAGTGCGAATGAGAAGGCAGTACTTAATGCTATTGCAGATGCTGAAGGCACAAGCAAGTATCCTAATAAGGGATATAACACTCAGTATACTGGTAAGCAGTTTACAGGTGACAAACATCCTAGACAGATTCTTGGTCCATCCAGCTTAAGATCTGACGCTGCTGGTAGATATCAATTCTTATCTACCACTTGGGATAGCGTAATGGGTGATCCCATTACGCCAGAAAGGCAAGACCAAGGTGCTCTAAAACTTATTAAGGGACGTGGTGTTAATATCAGCAATGGTCTCTCACTCTCGGAGATCTATAGATTAGGTGGTGAGTGGGCATCCATTGAGGGTGGTCCCAACATGGTGAAAGGTGGTGGATACGGTGGTCAAGCAAAGTATTCAGCTGAAACCTTCCTTGGGATGTATGAAAAGTATGGTGGCACTAGGGAGATGGCAGAGGGTGGACATCTTACCGACGCTGGTCTTAGAGCAAGAGAGAAGAAGGGTGCTATTAGGACAAAATTAGAAAAGGCAAAGAGAGATAAGAGAAATAAAAGTGTACCTGGTAGATCTACTGGTGGATTCACTGCACACAGGACTATTCCTGACACACCTAGCACATCTTGGGCTGCAGGTATTCCTCTGACTAGAGTGAGATCTAAGAGTGGATCTTCAGCTGAGGTTGCACTAGCTCTGGCAACTAGATTCCAAGGATTCATTGATGATCTTGAGGCAACTGGTTACAACATCAAGGAGATGGGTGGATTTAGACCTGATGGTCCTCCAGGTGGCAACGTTGATGGTAAAGGTCCACAATATGCACACCCATATGGTGCTGCTATTGATATTAACTGGACGGATAACCCTGCATTTACAAAAATCCCAGCTAACAAATGGGGAGACTTCCCATCAAATTCAGGTGATTTAGCTGCAAAATATGGATTAGGGTGGGGCGGAAACTTTGATGATGCTATGCACTTCTCTGCTATGAAGAGAGAGTATGGCACAGGTATCGGAGGACAAGAAATTACTGGTGAGGTTGTACGTAATGCAACAGGTGCCGAAGCAGTGGTTAGCAGCACAGGCGGGTCTCAACCTAGCACTTCACCTTCAGGAAGCACTAATAACAAGCAAAGTGCTGTACAAGAATCTAAACCTGAGAAACCCAAGACTGTTGAAGAGATGCTGGAAGCATTCAAGACAGGTATCAGGAATGCATTAGGAAAGCTCGGCGCAAATGTAAAAGCTAACGCACCAGCTAGCACTGCTACACAGGATGCTGGTGTAGATACAGCAGAGAAAGTCACATCCACACCTTCTATTGATGCAGCAGACATTACGGCAGTTGGATCTATTCGAGATAATGCACTCCAGAAGTTAAAAGCAATCAAGGAGAAGGCAGAGCGTGATGAGACGGGAGACATCATACCTATTGTGCAAGAGCGTCTAGTCATACAAAAGGTCACACAGCAGATAAATACATCAGGTAGCACTAAAGCTGTGTATACCAAACCTTCGCCTCTTCTCAGTCAGTAATAGATGGCAAACAAAGCACCAGCAATTAAGGTCCAGAAGGCAAAACTTTATAAGATGATTTCTTATAGGGGGACTTCTGGTGGCAAGAAGTTTACTGCCCTGAGTGCTGCTGATGAGATGGGCAAGATTGCCAAGGAGCAGGATAAAGCATTTAAGACTATCACCTCAGGTATGAATTCCTTGGGTGCATCGATGAATGGCATTGCTATTCAAGTAGAGAAAATGACCCAAGCGATGAAAGATCGCGTCTCTAGTAAGATTCGTGGTGATGCCATCGTTAAGAAGCAAGAGGATGCTAAAGAGAAGCAAGAGGCAGATAGAGAGAAAAAGAAAACTGCCGCAGAGAAACTAAGAGAAGCAAAGAAAAAGAGAGCTGACGACGAGGAGAATAGCGAGAAGAAAAAGAAGAAGGTCCAAGGTGAAAAGATGAAAGAATTCAAGGAGGCAGCGAAATCTGCTTTCGGTGGATTCTTTGGTGCTATTGCTAGATTCCTTGGTGGTATCTTTAAGATCTTTATTGCATTTGCTGCACTAGACTGGATCTCTAAGAATCCAGAGAAAGTCCAGAAACTTGTAGAAGGACTTGCTGCTATTGGTAAGTTTGTCTGGAATATAACGTCATTCCTAGTGGGATCAGCGTTTGATGGACTGGTCAAATTTATGGAGAATCCCATATCCCTGAAGGGATTGTTGGGATTTGGACAGTTTCTACTGTCTGCTGCTCCTATATTCTTGGGGATTGCATTCCTTAAGAATCCACTAGCAACAGCGAAGACTGTCGGATGGGTTGTTAGTAGTCTTGTCAAGGGTATCCTTAACATTGGCGGGGCAATTAAAGCTGGTGGTAAGCTAAAGAAATTCTTTTCGTCTAAGTTTGGTAAGGTTGCCATTGCTGGGACCGTTGGTGTTAGTGCATATCTTGGAGCGAGAGCTGCTGGTGACAGTCAGGCAGAAGCAATCGGTGCTGGTGTAGGTACTGGTGGCGGTGCTCTAGTTGGTGAGGCAATCGGTAACAAGCTTGGTGGTCCCCTTGGTGGGATGATCGGTGGTGTTGCTGGTGGATTTGTTGGTGGTAAGGTAGGTAAAGCAGTTGGTGGATTCCTAGAGCCAATCTTTGGACCTATTCAGAAATTCTTCGGCATGGTTGGAGAGGTCTTCAACAGTGTGATGGCACCTATTAAAGAGTCCTTAGGTGGATTCTTTGAAGCACTGGGTGCTGCGATGACTGGTATACTTGACTTCGTTGAGCCACATCTACCCCTAATCAGTAAGATTCTGGGTATTGGCATTCAGGTCATGTTTGCACCATTCTTCTTAGGATTGAAGGCACTGACAGCAGTGCTAAAATTCTTTGCACCTAAGACAGATGAGGTAGATAAAGAGAAGAGTAAGTCAGGTAAGGCAAGAGGCGGTCACTTCCAGACTGCTAAGATGGTTAAGCCCAAGATGGCATCTGGCGGGACATTTAACCTGCAAGATGAGATGGCGAAGCAACTTCGCCGCACAATGAAGTTGGGTAAGGCATTTGCTCAGCTCATGCAACTCCCATTCAAAGCATTGGGCGTTGGTATCATGACTGCCATCGGTGGTATTGGTAAAGTATTTGGTGCATTCCTCCCAGCACCTATCAGAAATATGCTGGGGTCGATGATTGCACCCCTCGCTAAGATCTTTGGCGTGCCAATGTCTGCCATTGGTGGAAGTGCTGCCTCTAACGAGGAGATGAAGGGTGAGGATAAAGGAAAGGCAGACCCGAAGACTGACGCACTGACTTGGGAAGAGAAACTCTTAGAAGCAATCGCTGGTGACAATGGCACCATTGCACTGTTTGGTAAACTATTCAAAGCAATCGTAGAGCATCCTATCTTTAAGGGTGTGAAGGCAGTTGCTAAGGGTCTCCTAGGTGCTGTTGGTAGTTTCTTTGGATTCTCTGAGGGTGGTTATGTGCCTGGCAGGGCAATGGGTGGATGGATCTCTGGTCCTCAGTCTGGTTATCCTGTGTCACTGGATGGTGGTGCTACCACTGCATTTATTGGTCATGGCACTGAGTGGGTTGGTATGAAGGGATTCGCAGGCGGTGGTGCATTCGTTGTGCCATTTGACACACCTGCAACTAGACAGAATCCTGGTCTCACACGTCAAAGAATGGGTGAGGCAATGCGTGGTGGTTATACCATGCCTTTCGCTAAGGGTGGATTCCTCCCTATGTTTAGTGCTGGTGGTAAGTTTGATCCTAAGGCATACGCTAAAGATTCATTCAAGGCAAGTAGAGTTGTCCTGAATGATAAGTCATACTATGTGACTTATGGTTATGAAGGTGATCCTTCTGATGCAAAGATCAGCATCAAGAGCATGTCCAAGAGGACAAAAGCAGGATTTATGGGTATGGGTGAGCAGAGAATTGGTATTGAGCCTGGTACCGATGAATTTAATGCAGTCATGAATTCTCCTGGTCTTAAGACTGACATTGCTAATAGGCACAAGAGTAAGGGCGATTCTAGAGGTAGGAATCACAACCCCTCTAACATCACTGAGATAAAGATTCATCCTAAAGCGATGAAGTTTTATGAATATAATAAGAGTTATCATGCCAATAAAGACGCTGGCATGTCTAATAAAGAAGCAGCTGAGGCATCTGCTGAAGAGCATGGCACAGTAACTGAAGCAGATCGTAAGGCAGCGAGAGAGGCAGAGAAGGAAAAGAAAAAGAAAAAGGGCGATGAGCCTAAAACTGAGTCTGCACAAGAGAGACTTGATAGACTCTTTGGTGAAGACGGTGTGCTGGCAAAAGGTCTGGGAGAGATGGGTAAAACTGTCCCAGCAGCCACTGAAACAACCAACACCTCTGGCACTAAGGTAGAAAATGCTCAGCAGAATAAGACTGAAAGTAAGCTAGATAAACTGAAAGCATTGACTGCAGAGCGTGATGCAGCAATGCAACCTATCGTCCAAGAAAGTAATGCAGCACCTATCATGGGTGGTGGAGAGAGTGAAATTATTATTCCAGGCAAAGATAAGAATGACGCTGATGAATTCCTAAACGCTAAGTTTGGGTTACTCAACGAATTCAATTCAACATATAGCAACTTCATGTAATGGCAGATCAGAAGTCTAGAGAATTTCAGTGTAAGAAGATCACCATCACAACTCTTAATGATAATGAGTTTGATGTGAAAGATCTGGTGGCAGAATTTAGGTATCTAGAGTCTATTGAAGCAGCATTTGTACGTTGTGAGATGGTATTTGTTGACTCTATTGACTTTAACCTGAATCTACAAGGTGCTGAAAAGGTAGAGATTAACCTTGAGACTCTGGCAGCAGATGGTAAGGGTGATCTGAAACTAGAGTTGAAGGTTTATAAGATTGGTGACATCATCAAGTCTGAGAGAGGGCAGATGTATAAGGTCTACTGTTGTAGTCCTGAGATGTATAATAATGAATTGAATAAAGTCTTCAAAGCATTTGGTCCTATCGAAGAAGGTGGATCTAAAGATGTTGAGAATATCCCCAGACATGTAGTCAAGAAATATCTTAAGGCACCTAATAAGCGTGTCAAGGAAGAAAACTTTGAGAATCATTCCAGAGTCATCGTGGTGTCTCCTAACTGGAGACCCGTGGATCTCATCTCATATATTTCAGATAAGGTTACTAGGATAACAACTGGTAAGGGTAAGGCAAAGCAATCTGGATTCTTATTCTATGAAAATCAGCGAGGATTTAATTTTAAGTCCATTGACATGCTTTGTGAGCAAGGGTTTGAGTTCCAGTATAGATATCAACAGCAGGGTCAATTAGATGAAGACGATCCTGGTTATTACAACATCGAATCGATTCAGTATCCTGATAAGGCGAATCACCTCAGACACATGAGGATGGGCACATATAAGACGATCACCACTGGTATATGTGTGCCTATTCCAACGATGAATAACCTCACACAATCTGGAGGTAGTAATGACAAGAAAAAGTCTCCCTCAGGGACGGTATATCCTGCGAGAGAGACGGCGTTTGATTCTATCTTCGGTAGAGCGTCCACTCTAGAAAAACAACCTCCATTTAATATGCCTGAGGAAGTTTCTGGAGAAGGGGCATCGCCTACCAGACAGAAGATGCGAGTCATTCCAGCACTTGCACACCAACAGGGTGATGAAAAGACAGGGACTCCAAAAGGAGATCCTGACAATGGTACGCAAGCATTTGACACTCTAGCAGTTGCAGAATATGCCGCCGCTAGGTATAATTTAATGAAGGCTATTCAGCTAACTATTACTGTACCTGGAAACACTGCACTCTGTGCAGGAGACGTAATCAAACTGATTATTCCTGGATCTCAGGAAGAAGGTAAGAGAGTCGAAAGAGATAAGAAATTCAGTGGGAAATATCTTATTGCTGCCCACACTTTTTCTTACAATTCCAAAGGTTGTACATCTGAATTCCTTTTAATTAGAGATTCCATCCCAAAAGCAAAGTAACATGGAAAACATCGAATCACACATCAAGAAGGACAAAGAAATTCTTGATAATCCTAACACAAATCCTCAGATGCGTCGTCACATCGAAGGCGAATTGCATGATCTAGAGGAATATGTCGAGCATCACAAGAAAGAGATTGAGGCAGGAGATCATCACGATCCTACATATCTCGAGCTCTACTGCGATCAAAACCCTTCAGAGCCTGAGTGTCTAGTCTACGAGGATTGACAAACCTCGCATAAATTATTATAATAACCATGTAAGGGTTGAGATGAATAACTTTGAAGAGCTCTTATATGGGCATTATCGTAATAGGTTGCAGGCGCAGTCAAATCCAGCACAGTGGCCACAGATAGATATCAGGATTTGGAGGACACAATCAGGTGTCTTTGAATCCAAATCCTGGTACAAATATCAAGGAGAGAAGTCTCCTTATAACTGGTTGAGGTATAAGATTACTGATATTACCGAAACCACTGTCAAGACAGATATTTTTAATATTCTTAAACAAGAGGATAGTTGTCCTTTTGTATGGACTTGGGACGGTAGATGGTGGACAGGTGTCCCTGATGACTGGTGTCAAGTCGGAAAGTATTTGGTTAAATCCCGTATCAGATTTGATGGACTGGACTATAGGTCTATGGATCAGGGTTGGGATACAGAAACAGATCAACAAGCGTGGGGTAAACCTGAAGAAGAAGGTGAGTTTCTCTTCACCTTGCTTGATAAATAATCACACGGAATTATTATTCAAATGAGAGAGCGTACTGACTACTTAGGTAGAGACGGATACACCTGGTGGATCGGGGAAGTTGAGAATATCAAAGACCCCTCCAAACTGGGTCGGGTCCAAGTGCGTATTCTCGGTTGGTATACTGGTCATAAAGCAAAACAAGCATACACCAAGGAAATGCCTACTAAGGTATTGCCATGGGCACAGGTATTGCTGCCATGTGATAAGGCACAGACAGGATCTACAGGATCAACCTCCGAGTTGCAACCTGGCGCATGGGTCATGGGATTCTTCCTTGACGGTGATGAGGCACAGTTGCCTATTGTCATGGGTGCATTCCGTGGTTTCCAGACAAAAGAAGATCCGTCAAAGAAAACAACTGCTGCTGATGGCACAGTTGCAGAGGAGAAAGCGACGAATACTCCTCAGAAAAAAGATTTGGCAGGGAATGAGAGGAATGACGGTCACCCCTTCCCTAAGAGACAAGCAACTACACCTCCAGATCCCGCTGGTAGCGGTATGGAAGAGTCTCGTGGTGCTATCTCCACTGCTGAAGAAACTCTACCTGGCAATGCTGTTACTAACCCAGCAAAACCTCCAGTCCAAGCACAGTCTATTGCAGACGGTGTTGCTGGTGCAGGTGGCGAAGGATTTAAGATTGACCTAGAGCGTCAGCTCACTGAGCTCGGCAACATGGCAGCGACCCTTGGATCTGGTCCTGGTGGATTCATCTCTCTTGCAACTGGTAAGAAGGTTGCAGGTGATAAGGTGATGGAGCACATGGGTAAGATCATGAATTTCCTCGCTGGTGGTATTGCTGGTATTCTGGCACCATTGAAGGAAATGCTTGCCAAACTCATTGCTGAGGTGGTGGGTGCTATTGTTAAAATTATCTCTAGTTTCGTGCCTCTGGTTGTGATCAACACAATCATGATGTTTCTTGAGATGATCTTTGATATCTTCTGTATGAAGAAACCGATGTGGTTGGGGCTAGTGCAAGCCGCAATATCGGATGTCTCTGCGTTCGCTAATAATATAGCGACGCAGATTGTAGATAAGATTGCTGATAAACTTAAGGGTGTTGATGCTGCTGTTAAGGGTGTTACTAACCGCGTCCTTAGTGGTATCACCAATACAATGAATCGCGTCAAAGATATCGCTGGTGATGTGATTGCTGCTGTTGATATGGCAAAAGGTATCGCTGGTGCAGCAAGAAGTCTTGGTAAGACTGTGCAGATGATCTTTGAGTTTGACTTCACCAGTCTTGATTGGGCAGGTTTGATCAAACTTCTGTTTGCTCTCTTGCAGATGTTCTTCAAGAAAGATTGCGGGAGGAAAATTAAACGACCGAAGTCTAAACGGTGGTATCCGTTGATCGGGACCACTGAGTGTGATAACGTCCATGAAGCAATCGTTGGCACACCATTTGCAGACTATCAGGGTGGTATCTCTGGTAATAAGGGTGGTAGTTTCATCGATAAGATGTTTACTGCTATTGATACAGATCTCATGGAGGTGGTTACTCATCTCAATGGTGCTAAAGATATCAATGATGCAACGCCAGGCGTTGAGAAGCAGATCAAACAGGGTCCTGGCGGTGTCTCTACATTCCAAGATGCCCATGGTAACGAGCATAAGAATGTCCCTAACAATGAGACTAAGATTATTGCTAGGGACAAGTGTGAGACCATTAAAGGTAACTATGTGCTGACTGTTGAAGGTGACTTCTATCTCAAGGTCATGGGTAACTATCACGAAGAAGTGACAGGTGCCAAGAATGACAACGCTTCTCAAGGTCCACAGGCAAAGTCTGAGGGTAAGACCAAGAATCCTGACAAGGATGATGCTAAGACAGATCTAGATGCTCAGAGTCAGAAGGTTGTTGATAGGACTGAGAATAAGAAAACTAAAATTGCTAAACAAGGCACAGATGTGACTGCAGGTCTTAATGTTGGTGGTGCTGATAAGTCTTCCACTAAGAAGAAAGACAAGAAGCAGGACATGATTAACATGGTCCACATCAAACAGACTGAGCGTGACCAATACTTTAAGGCATTGCCTGGTGGTCATTTCTATCCTGTTGATGAGATTCCATATCATCCTGAAGCAGACCATCACGGTAGAGTGCCTTGGGGTAGTCAACTATCAGGTAAGTTGGAAGACAAGAAGGAGCAGAAGTCTGGATCTCGTAAAGAAGGTGATCATGAGATTGCATACACTGGTGACGTTAGTATTCAGGGTGCAAAGGTTAAGATCACTGGTATCAACTCGATTGCATTTAACTCTCAGACTATCAAGACTGAAGCAAATACGATTGAAAACGTTGCCTCTGGTGAGATCACTAACGAAGCAAACTGGATCTCCTCCTTCCTCAACAGTGGTAGATTTGAGATCGTTGCAGTATTCAATCCACTGAAAGCACTGTCTGGTCAATTCACCTTTGTTTGTGGTGCTATCGTTGATATCACTACTGACCTACCTATTCCTGGTCTCGCACCACCTACACAGACTAGAATCTGTCTGGGTACATCGATGCCTGCCTCAATGAATGATATCCTTATGGGATCAACAGCAGGTGTCCACTCAACCTTCATCGCATCTCCTACTGGTGTGATTGCTGAGTTTGTGCCTACTGGTGCTCTGTTGAATCAGGTTGCAACTGGTCTGATCCACACTGGTGTCGGCACTGGTTACATGGCAACTGGTTGCGGTCTCGGACCTCATCAGGTCTATGGCTTGCCATTGCTGCTGAATTGATGTATGATACGGGGGTCTACATCATGATCCCCAATGACGGAATCCACCTACCTTGAGCATATCTGGGTTAACATCACTCAACGCACAGTCAAAATCCTTGACAACGAAGGAGTTGACGAAGTAATCACATGGAAGTTTGATGAAGAGGGTGCTGAGGGATTCCATGAGACAATCGTTGAATTCAACAAAAACATTCCTGAAGATTTAATTACATACCTCGCATGAATAGTATTATTACGCTATCCTGTCAAGAAGTCCAAGACAACTTTGAATTCGTATTTTCTCTAGTGGAGAGGGGTCACACCATCAAAATTATCCATCCTAATGGAGTTTGTATGATGACGCCTCTGGTCACAAAGGACAGGGGATCTGAGATAAATATCCCAGACCCTGAAGAATTTGTGCCTGATCCCGCTGGGGTAAGTGCATACGTTGCAGAGTCTCTGGGAGAAATGACGCAAAACTTCTAACATGAATAAGATTCGGATCACTAACTCGTTTCACAATCTTAAAGACGTAGGTATAGTCCAGATGTATTTCATCCAAGGCATACCTTTTACATTTGAAGAGTTACCTGCTCCGATGAAGGAAATGGAAGAAGTAAAACTTGACGCAGATACAGCACGAGAATATACTATGGATGATCTCTACAGAGCATCTGATTATCTCGTAATGGAAGGGTGTCATCCTATCTTATTTGATCTCAGTGATTGGATTGAAAATTATGAGGAAGTCCCTGAGTGAGTATGAGTTTAATGGTAGACCAGTAACAGCAATAAACCTCCTCTTGCTTATTAGCGAGATGGAGGGCACCTATCAACACCTCAAATACATGGGGTTTGAAGAGGATATGAAAACTATTGACACAATGAAGAAAAGATACTATAGTCTTTACTTCAAGAAGAAGAAAGAAGAAAAGTCGCCTCCGTAGCTCAGTGGTAGAGCAGGGCTTTTGTAAAGCTCAGGTCGCAGGTTCAAATCCTGTCAGGGGCTTTGTCGCTACTATGACATGCCTAAAAAACAAATGATCGACAAGAATGGTAACACATGGGAGTGGGAAGAAACTCCCGAAGTTGTTAAAGCAGTGAAAAAACTTCATGAATCGAGCAACGCTGTCAAAAAGAAAAGTTGATGTAGATAACATCACTTGGATTGATGTATTTGACAAGTTAGAATACGACAGACTTCAAAAAACTTTTACGGTGATTTCACCGAAAGTGAAATCTGAAGAAATTCTTAACGAGACAGATAGTATCATGTTGCACAAAGGTGCAATGCATACTATTATATGTGAGGGTGAGTATGTCCCATTTCAAATGAGATCACTCTTTGACTACATGTGGTCAAGATATGGTATGAGAGAGTTTCATCAATACATTTCCTTCAGTGCTGAATCCAGCACATTTGGTAGGCACAATGATAACGTAGATGTAATGATTGTGCCAATTATAGGAAAAATAGGTTATCGTGTAGATGGACTCGGTGAAGTTGATATGGAGCCAGGAGACGTATTATACATACCTAAGTATGTGTATCACGAGCCTGTAGTTTACGGACCCCGAGCTACACTAAGTTTTTCTTAAATTATGGAAGGTATGTACGACACCATCTTATGTCATTATGACATTGGCGCAGGTTTCTGGAAAAGATCACTGCAAACAAAAGATCTTGATGGATGGTTGAATACATTCTTTTTAGACCCAGTTGGTCATCTGTGGGAGATTGATTATAGTGACACTCAGGATTTCTCTGAATCGGATCCTAGAGGTTATGTGGCAAATGGTATGCATGGTAGGGTAAGACCATACTATGCTACAAAAGAGATAGAAGTATATCCAACTAAATGGGACGCACTCTATGCACCGTTTCCTAGGATGACTTTAGTTTTTAGACAAGGTATTTTGATTAGGGTAGGCACGCCAGGACAGGTTAGGTTATGAGATTGCGTAATGCTATTTTAGCGGGTTTGATGTTTGGTTTGGCACATGGAGGTGTGCAGGCAGGAGAGGATAAGATTACTAAAGGATATAACTCCATGGATGCCATGGGTTGTATGTTACTGAGAGAATGTAAGAAAGATGTAGATGAGGTGTTTTCTCTCCTAGATATTTCTAGTCAGTACGAAAATCCAGAAAGATTCACGTTTGCGGCACAAGAGTTTAATCGACTTTTGATGACACTTAACCAGATCGGTGTAAAGGTGTTTCTTGCGGATGAGCGTTATTTTCCTATTGGACACCGTGGGGTATATCATACTGTTAGTAATAACTTCTATCTTAATAGGAGACATATGCATGATCCTGCTGTCCTGATGCAACTTATGCGTCATGAAGGATGGCACGCTGCTCAAGACTGCATGGCAGGCACTATTGAGAATAGTATGATTGCTATTATCAAGAATGAAGAAGATGTGCCTATGATCTGGAAAGTCATGGCAGAGCGCACTTATCCCGCACACTCTGTGCCGTGGGAAGCGGAAGCACAATGGGCAGGACGCACTGAGGGTATGACTCAGGCAGCACTAGAAGCATGTGCAACTGGCAAAATGTGGGAAATTTACCCTCCAACTCCAATGACTAATGAATGGTTAGTGGAGAATGGTTATAAATAAAACTGTAGCAAATCGTGTTGAGATTTCGTGGCAACTAAACGTATATCCCAATTAGATACGATTGCAGACGCACTCGTTACTGGCGAGGCAATTCTGCCCATCGTTATCTCTGACCCTTTGATTCCTAACCGTAAGGCAAAGATCAATCAACTATTCCGTGGTGTGAGTGCAGGAAGTGCCTCAGCGCCTGGATTGGCTTTTGATTTGGACCGAGACAGTGGGATCTATCAGTCTGCCATCAATGAGATCGGTATTGCATTTGGATCTGCATCTCTCTACAATACTAGAAGAGAGAATACTGACGGATCTTCTACTCTAGTCATTCGTGCTGTTGACAGTGCATCTGCAACTTCCAGCATGGAGATGACACCACAGGGTAGTGGTTTCTTCACAGTTAATGGTCCTATTATCCAGACCGACGCACAATTCTTCTTGCAAGGTGATCAAAACCCTGCAAAGAGAGTGCAATTCAACGTTGATACAATCTCTACACAGTCTGGCACACGTCGTTTTGACCTTCCTAATGTAGGTACAAACACTAGCACAACTATCGTTGCTAATGACACATTCCAGACTATCACGAATAAGACGATCATTATCAAGGATGCTGAGCTCCAGATTACTGGATCTACTGCAACTGACAAGATCGCAAAGTTTGAGTGTGATGCTTGGGAAAGTCCTGGTCAACACACTTATAAACTGCCTGACTTTGGTGCTGCTAACACTCAGTCTACATTGTTGGATGACATCTCGGACCAGAATGTCTTCAACAAGAATATGGTCAACCCCACATTCTCCAACACGCCTTCAACAGACGAGGAGAATGATCCTACAAGGTATGTGATCTTTGATTCTTCATTGCTGACCAATAACCGCACGGTTACTTTCCCTGACATGAATGTCAAGGTGGTTGGTGAAGCATCTTCTCAAACACTTACTAACAAGATTTACAAAGGCGCAATTTTTGCTGATGTTGGTGATGACACCAGAAAGATCCAGTTGGATCTCAGCAACATTGAGGACAACCAAACTTATACGTTTAGTTTCCCTGATGATGACCCATCAGCACCTTTGAATAACGGTCTATCATCGAATATGTTGGTTGCAGAGAGAAAAACACAGACTCTCTACAATAAGACGTTGGAATTGACGAAGATAAATAATCCCAACGACGTTAACGGCATCATGACGATTGATGCCAGCAACTTGACTGGTGCTCGCACCATTCAATTCCCCGACGCTGATGCAACTTTGCTCTCCACTAATAACATTAGTGAGGTGGCAATTACTTTCGGTGGCGCACTCTCCGCTCCTGTGTTGGGTGGACAATTAAGACTACAATCATTTTTCCAAGCAGGTTGGTAATTAACAAATGACAGCAGGAAGACTCGCAGCTAAAAAACCAGGAGCGACCACTAATACGGTCCTCTATCGTTGTCCTACTACTGTAACTGGCAGCACAGTTGTTAATGTGTGCAACCAGTCTGGTAGCGGTGCATCTTATCGGATGGCACTGAGAGACTATGATCAGGTGCTGCACCTAGATGGACCTGAATCCGAAAACGGCGGATCGGCATCTACTTATAAGTTTGCTAAAGGCAATCCTATTACAGCATATAAGATTCAGGTGAATCCAGGTTTCACCTTCTCAGATGCTATTCCAGGCACGGAGTTTACTACTACCAACGCCTCTACCGCTAAAATCCTTGACATCTACAAGGCAACTGGCACGGTAACCTATTACACTAAGGTGTTGCCAATCTCTAGCACACAGTATACTGCTGACTCTCTTGCAGGCACCTTTTTAGGTGGTGAGACTGTCACTGGTGGTGGATCTGGTTATACTGCTGTTTACCGTGGTGGTGATAATACTGGAGCATTCCTAGAGTTTACTTCTTACGGCACTGGTGTCACAACCATGGCATTCTCCCGCACGACGGGTCTTGCTGATGGCATGTATGTAACCCTTGGTGCTTCTGACTCAACTGATGCTGAAGTTGTTACTATCAATGCGTCTGGTATTAACGACGTGTTGGATCAGGTGACAGTTACTCGTGCTCAGTTGGGCACAACTGCTCGCACAATCCCTGCTGGTTTGTCATCTAACGCATGGTCTGCATCTGCTACAGTTACTACTATTAACGAAGGTGCTACTTATACTGCTGGTGATACTGCACTGACTGTTACTGACTCCACTGGTTTCGTTTCTGGTGGTGTTGTCCTGATTGATAACGAGCTTTGCACGATTGATCAGGTTAATGGTAACGATCTTACTCTGGTACGTGGACGTTATGGCACTGGTGACGTTGACCACAATGATGGTGTTAACGTTACTTTGCTGACTGATAACGGCACATATCTTGTTAACTACTTCCAAGAAGGTGAGACAATCACTGGTGGCACATCTAACGCTTCTGCTGGTCTCAGTTTCTTGACAAACCAAGATGCAGTTATTGCAAACAAGTATGTCACAACTCTGACTCAGGGTGGCACTGATCATATTTTCCAAAACCAAGTTTCTCTCAATATCGACCTTACATATAAGTTTGATTTGAGTGATGCATCATGTAATAACTATCCGTTGAAATTCTCCAGTGATGCTACTGAAGGTACAAACGAGAGTCCTACACCTGGTACTGAGTATACTCAGGGCGTAAGTAAAGTTGGCACAGCGGGCACATCTGGTGCATATACATCAATTACTATTGATGAAAACACTGCAATTTCTGTGTTTGCATATGCAGATGGCACACCTGCTGGTAGCACAACTGGTGTTGGTTTCGGTGTTAGTATCCAGACTAACCCAAGTTATGAAGAGATTTACATCTACGATGTTGGTGGTGAGCCTCTGGTTGCAGGTGACTCTTTCACTGTTAACAACGTGACTCAAACTGTCCAACAGGGTGGAGTTACTGCTGGTCCTTACGGTTATGTGATGGATTGGGATCCTGCAAAGGCACACCTTAAGGTTGCTTTGGGTGAAGGATCTACTGTATTTGCAGATAATACGGAATTCTATGATTCCCCTACGCTGAATAATGGCGTCCGCATCATGACCAAGGCAGTGACTGGTAAGATTCTTTCCATCGATAGCATTGGTGCTGCTGATGCATCTCGCTCTGCTGGCACATATGCAAACCTGACTGCTGATGCTACTGGTGCATCTGGTGCTATTGCTAAGGCAAGATTCACTGTAGTAGTTGATGGCTCTGGTGCTGCAACTATTACTATCGTTGATGGTGGTGAAGATTTCGCTGCTGCTGAGACTATTCAGATCAATGATGCACAACTAGGTAACGGTGGTGGTGCTGCACTAACATTCAACGCCGCAACTGTCTCGACTGCTGAGCAAACAGGTCAGACAGGTCTCTACAACGCAGAAGATTATCTCTATTACGATAATGCTGTTGCTGCAAATGATACTGAGAAAAACTCTGGTATTGTTGTGGGTCCTGGTCAAAACTTGCTCGTTTACTCCTCTGCTGGAGATTTGAGTTACGTTGTTAATGGATTTGAGTCTCCTTCGGGTGACCTTCCTGTTGTCAACATGACTAAGGTCACAAGTGAGGAAGGTGGCGGTGGCGCTGCTCCCTAATCGCCCATAAATACTACCGAAGAAGGATTCCTGAAGAATGGCACTTACTCGTCTTAAGAATATCATCACGTCGAGGACGGGGCGTATTATCTACGTCAACCCCGACGATTTTGATGCATCGGATGCATTTGACAACCGAGGTAACTCGGCACTGCGCCCATTTAAGACTCTCCAACGTGCCTTCCTTGAGGTGGCACGTTTCTCATATCGTGTTGGTCTGAGTAATGACGAATTTGACGCATTCTCGATCTATCTGTATCCATCAGAATACGTTATTGATAACCGTCCTGGTTTAGCAGATTATAACCAAATCCAACCGTTTAATGAAAACACCAACTTTGATTTAACGTCAGCAAGTAATGAGCTTTATAAATTTAATTCAACTCGTGGTGGTGTTATTGTCCCTCGTGGTTGCTCTGTTGTTGGTTCGGACTTACGTCGAACCAAAATCATTCCGAAATATGTCCCTTATCCCACAGTACAGGGTAGTCTCGGTATTACTGCTGCTAATGAACCTCTTCCTTCTGCGATCTTTAGGGTAACAGGTGGTTGCTATTTCTGGCAGGCATCATTCTTTGATGGTGATAACACTGGTGTATATTATAGAGATGACTTAAGTCAGATTGCACCTAACTTCTCTCACCATAAACTCACTTGTTTTGAGTATGCTAACGTAACAGATCTTGAGCTCTACTACCAAAAGATCTCTAAAGGTTACGCTGTTATTCCTGACACCTCTGGTCTCGTATCTCAGGACCAGTTGCAACCAAGAGTTGAGGAAAACAGAATCGTTGGTCCTATTTCCGACGAATTCGCAGTCTCACAAATTATTAGAAATGGACAAACTGCGACAGCATTTACTGTCGATGAGCTCGGCAACCCGAAAAACCATGGATTCTCCGTGGGTGTCGCTGTTAATATATCTGGGGTTACAGGTCCTACTGATCAAGACGCTCTCCTCTATAATGGATCATTCTTGGTAACATCTGCACAGGGTAACCAGTTTACCTATCAGATGTCTGCTGAGCCCTCTGGTAATGCTTTGGGTAGTAATGTTCTTGTGAAGGTTGAGATCGACACGGTTGACTCTGCCTCACCATATGTGTTTAACATGTCACTGAGATCAGTGTGGGGTATCAACGGTATGCACGCCGATGGTGCTGAAGCAACTGGTTTCAAATCGATGGTGGTTGCACAGTTTACGGGTATCTCTCTACAGAAAGATGACCGTGCATTTGTGCTCTATAATCCTAATACTGGTAACTATGAAGCACAAGCGGCAGGATCTGGCGCACACATTAACGGTCTATGTAAATACCGTAAAGGATGGCGTCACGTCCATATTCACGCATCCAATGATGCTTTCATTCAGGTTGTGTCTGTGTTCGCTGTGGGATTTGGTGATCATTTCTTCTCTGAGTCTGGTGGTGACCTTTCTATTACCAACAGTAATAGTAACTTCGGAAATACCTCTCTTAGATCTAAAGGGTTTAAGGCAGCATCATTTACAAAGGATAAGGCGGGACAGATTACGCATGTTATCCCACCCAAGTCGCTCTCAGATGTTGATGAAATCTCAATCAACTGGGTCACGATTGATATTACAAAGACCCGATCTGTAGCAGACCCAACAAAACTATTTTTATACGGTTACACTACTGAAACTGGAAGACCACCTAGTAAGGTCCAAGGTTATACAGTTGGTGCAAGAAGAGATGATGTTAATACTCCTGACAGAATATATGTGCTCTTGCTTGCATCTGGCGCGTCTGAACCTACTGCACACTATGCAGACATCAATCCCTCTGGTAAGTCAGTAACTGGCACCCGTGCTGGTGATGATGATTCACCACTCAAGTGGGATAGTAGCAACAATCAATGGTATCTCCAAGTTGATGGTAATGGAGCACAAAATACCATTTACACTACGCTACAAGCAAACTCTATCTATCAGAATCTGGGCTTTACACCTACAACTTACATTCGTAGGGTGCCTGATGCTCGTAACTTGGTTGACAGAGTATATCGTTACCGCTATGTGCTGGACAAAGATGCATTCCCAGTGCCTAGAGAGCCCATCACTGGTTTTGTTATTCAGCCCAGATCCAGTGAAACAAACTCACCATCATATAGTAAGACCTACTACATCTATGCTACTGAGACATATCAGACATTTGAAAGAGGTGTAACTGATGGTATCTACTATCTGACACTGTTGAATGCTTCGGTGTCACCATCTACCTCTAACTTTAACGACTTCTTCTTCTCACAGCAGACAGTTGATCTTTATCCTGCATTCGACAGAGATAACCCTGTCGCTGACCCTGCAGCATCTGTATCTGTTGCTGATAACGAGACTTTGGGTCTTGTTAGGACAACTGATGGTGCATCTCCTGTGCCTAATGAAGATACAGAGAGATCTATTACTAAGGAGACATCACAATTCTATCTCCTTGAGAGTGAGAATAACCTAGGTTATAACACCACATCTAACGTGCTGAATGGTATTTCTGTTACTGCACGATTGGGTGAGGCAGAAGATCGTAAGATCCCACTGAAACTCAACGCTGACAATAGTGTCCAACCTATTCTCTGTGAGTTGAGAAGATACTCAATTCTTAGAGCATCAGGTCATACGTTTGAGTATCTTGGTTTCGGTCCAGGTAACTATTCAACTGCATTCCCATCTACACAGGTGGAAGTGCTCACTCCTGCCCAAGTTAGACTGTCACAATCACTAAAAGAAGCAGCAGGTGTTGCATACTACTCTGGTGTTAACAGTGATGGTGAGTTGTTTGTTGGTAACCAGGTGATTAACCCTGTTACAGGTCAGATCACTAACGAAGATATTGCACAACTTAACGTGTTGGGTGAAGAAGGCACAACTATTGAGACATTCTCTGAGTTGGTGCTGACTGATAAACTGACTGTTATTGGTGGTGCATCTAACCAGTTGGAATCTGTATTCTCTGGTCCTGTCACTTTCCAGAAGAAATTGACATCACAGGATACAATTCAAACTGTCAACTTTACACTGTCTAATGATGATGGCACGGTGTTGAGAAACATCTTGATGGCAGAAGAATTGGCAAATGGTAATCCTGACGTTGATGCTACTGAAGCATACAACTCTGGTGACATCTGCTATAACATTGACTGGACTCCTGGTACATTCTTGGGTTGGATTTACGACTCAGGCACATGGTATAAGTGGGGTCTAAGTGACACTGCTCCTATCACCTCAAATAGATTTAGTGGTGAAACTCATTATGGTATTGGCATTGCACCTGACGCTGCCAATCGTATGAAGATTGCTGGTAACGTGATGGTTAGCGGCGATATTGATGTTACTGGTAAATATGGGTGTGCTGATAAATACTCATTGGCGACTGGTATTGGTAATGGAAACAATGGTGTGATGTATACAGGCAATGGATCAACTACATCCTTTGCTATCTCACCTGGTCATAATGCATATTCGTTACTTGTATTCTTGAATGGTGTTTGCCAACGTCCTGGGACTGACTACACAGTTACTGCTAACGCTGTAGACTTCTCGGTTGGCACTATTCCTCAAACTGGAGACAACATTCAAATCCGTGAATTGGTTATCTAAAAATAAATAGTTAAACTAATCGGGGTCTAGAATGTCCACCAAAATTATAGGAAATCAGATTGATCAGGTTACCCGTGCTATTATTGAAGCACTGCAGGTAACCGAGCAGATCAACCTGCCTTCTCTAAACCAATCCCAAGTTAATGCTCTAGGCACACCTGCTTACGGTACTTTGGTGTATAACAACACCGAAGACATGGCACAAATCTATAAGCAGGATGCTGCTCAAGGTGTGCCAGGATGGGATGATGTGGGTGGTGGTGGTCCTTCACTTGGTGAAGACTCTATCATCAGGACAAACGGAAAGAATATCCAAGAGAATATAACTGTTGGTGCAACTGCTAACGGTGGTCCTGAATTTGCCAACGGTGCCACGATTGGACCTGTGCAAATTGATAATGGTTTCACAGTTACTGTTGAGAATGGTGCTTCATGGAACATCATTGGTGAGGAAGACTCCAGCACTGCTGAATTCCAAGAGATTACATCTGGTAATATCACTAGCACAGGGACTCTACATTTTTCTGAAACTAAAGAGAGTATAACTTTCTATAACACTAGCGGTAATATCACTCACGATTTTAATAACAATAACGTCATCTTTGTAGAAAAAAGTGGTGGTGGTAATTTCACCCTAAGTATTAACAATATGCCCACAGACAACGCGGCATATACAATCACTGTTGTTATTAACGATGCTGGTGGCACAGGTGTCCCAACAACAGTTAATGTTGATGGTCAACAGCAAACAATTAAGTGGGCAGGCGGTAGTGCTCCTGGTCACAGTGGTGGTGCTGTTTGTGTCGTATCTTTGTCATTTATTGCATTCAACACTGGCACAACAGGTCAGTTTACAGTATTAGGAAGTGGAGGAAACTACGAGACATGAGTATTGGATTTAGTGGTAGTAAATCTGCACTTGGTGCAACTATTGGCACCAAAGGTGGTGGTGGAGCTGGCGGTGGAGCTGGCGGCGGTGGTATCCCTGTATCATTCTCTGGTCAGTATCAGGCGGATGCATCTGGTGGATCTACGATTACAATCAATGCTGAGTCAAATGGTGGCACAGGATATGATGACATTACAATGACTGTCAATGCACCTATCACTGCCACAATGTATATGTGGGGAGCAGGTGGTGGCGGCACTAAAAGATCTGGTGGTCAGACAGGTGGAGGTGGTGGATATTCCACTGGACAATATACTTTCCAACCTGGCACATATAGGGTTATGGTAGGTGGAGCAGGTGAAGGTGGATCTCAGTCTCCTTCGCCCAATGATGCCTACAGAGGAAACAATACTGGCGGTGGTGACTCTGGTGCTAACACTGGAGGCAACGGCGACGGTGGTGGAGGCGGTGGTTTGACTGGTGTCTTCTCATCCTCATATTCATATAGTAATGCAATCATCATCGCTGGAGGCGGTGGTGGTGGATCAGGTGACACTGCTAACGGCGGTGGTGGCGGTGGGTCATCAGGCAATAATGCTGGTAACTGCTGCTCTCGTGGTGGCGGTGGTGGATCCCAGAATGGTGGTGGATCTGCTGGTAACGCTGGTGCTAACGGTAGCTCAGGTACTCAACTTAACGGTGGCAACGGTGGTAGCACTGGTGCTGGCGGAGGTGGAGGTTACTGGGGCGGTGGCGGCGGTGGTTCGTCAGGTCCTGGCGCTGGTGGCGGTGGATCAGGTTACATCGGTGGAGTCAGTGGTGGATCTATGTCTAATGGGTCTACTGGTGGTAACTCTGCTACAGGTAGTAACAGACCTAGCAGCAGTGTTGGACGCGGCGGTAACTCTGGCGGTCGTGGAGGCGGCGGAGCAATCGTTTTTGTATTCTCATAAATAAAACGTAGGAATTAAAGCAGCATGGCACAGCTAAATGTAAACGCTATTAAAGACTTAGGTGGTATCGGTGGATTCACCCTGTCTAGTGGTGGATTGACTGCTAACGGCACATTGACCGTTACTAACATCACAGTGGACGGCACTATCGCTGGATCGTCTCAATATATTATTCCTAACCCTTCTTCATATCAGGGTAAATTCTTGACCACTAACGGATCATCACTTCAATGGGGTGATTTGAGTAGTGCTGCTGGTGTTAGATCCATGCAAGTGTGGACTTCTAATGGTACTTGGAGCAGACCATCTGGTGTTAAAACCATTATGGTCACTGTGACAGGTGCAGGTGGTGGAGGTAGCGGACACTGCGAATCTGGTGGTGCTGGTGGCACTGCACAGAGGCAGATTGACGTGACCAATGTATCATCGGTCTCAGTCAGTGTAGGTAACCCAGGTGGAGGTACTAACTATTCTGGTTGTGGTGGCAGTGGAAACACTTCCTCCTTTGGATCCTATTGCAGTGCAGGTGGTGGACTCGGTGCCAACTGTAGTCAACAGCACGCAGGCGGATACGGTGGTAACGGATCTGGTGGATCCCTCAACATCTATGGAGGTGGAGGTAACGGACACGGGTCACACTACTCATATGGTAACCACACCGCAGGAGTGAGTTACTTCGGTGGGACACAACCATCTTCTCATGGTCAATCAAACTATTCTCACAGACACCAGTCTCATTGTGCATGGGGCGCTGGTGGTAATGGTGCTCAGCACGGTAACAGAGGTGCTAGAGGACGTGAGGGTGTAGTTGTTGTCCATGAATTCTACGGATAAATACTAAAAAAAGGACGATTATGTCACAGATTAGAGTATCATCTATTAAAGATCTTTCTGATACGTCTGGATTTCTCCTCTCGACAGGTAAAATCCATGCTATCGGGACGTTGACGGTCTCTAATATCGTCATCAACGGTAAGATCTCGGGTAATAGTGATTATATTATTCCTAACATGTCTGGTAACGCAGGCAAATACCTGAGAGCAGGTGCATCTGGTCTGGAATGGGCAAGCGCAGGTGGTGGATCTGGTATTAGATCTATGCAAGTGTGGACATCTAACGGCACTTGGACTAGACCTAGTAACTGTAAATCTATCATCGTGACTGTCACTGGAGCAGGTGGCGGTGGCAGTGGTCACTGTGAATCAGCAGGTGCAGGTGGCACCTCTGAGAGAGTTATTGATGTGACTAATGTGTCCTCAGTTTCTGTTACTGTTGGTAATCCTGGCGGTGGCACAAACTATGCAGGATGTGGTGGTAATGGTAACACCTCATCGTTTGGTAGTTATTGCTCTGCATCTGGTGGATATGGCGCTAATTGTCGTCAACAGCACGCAGGTGGCATCGGTGGTAATGGATCAGGTGGTAGTTTGAATGTATATGGTGGTGGTGGCAATGGTCACGGATCACACCATAGTTACGGTAACCACTCATCTGGTAGATCATATTATGGTGGTGGACAACCATCCTCCCACGGACAAAGCAACTATGCCCATAGACACCAATCTCATGCTGCATGGGGTGCTGGTGGAAACGGATCTCAGCACGGTAACAGAGGTGCTAGAGGACGTGAAGGTGTTGTCGTGGTACAGGAATTCTTCGGATAAATACTAAGTCAGGCATTACGAAATGAGCGTCTTAAAAGTTACTACAGTACAAGATCCCTCTGGTGTTGGTGGTTTTACTCTCAACAGCGGATCTATTACTGCAAATGGTGAATTGAAGGTCCAAAACCTCAATATCAACGGCAGCATTTCGGGGTCGTCTAACTATGTGATTCCATCATTCCAGAGTGGTAGATATCTCTCCACAGATGGCAGCAACCTGACATGGGCAGCAGTTTCTGCTACTGGTGGATTCAGATCCATGCAAGTATGGACATCTAATGGCACTTGGAATAGACCATCTGGTGTTGGATCAATTAAAGTCGTCGTAGTTGGTGCTGGCGGTGGTGGCAGTGGTTACACTGAATCTGCTGGTGCTGGTGGTTGCTCACAAAGAGTGATCGATGTAACTAACACAAGCAGTGTTTCTGTTACTGTTGGTAATCCAGGTGGTGGCACTAACTATTCTGGTTGCGGTGGTAACGGCAACTCATCAAGTTTTGGATCATTCTGCTCAGCATCGGGCGGATATGGTGCCAACTGTCGTCAACAACATGCTGGTGGAATTGGCGGCAACGGATCAGGTGGTAACCTGAATATCTATGGTGGCGGTGGAAACGGTCATGGATCTTATCACTCTTATGGTAACCATGAGTCAGGATCTTCCTATATGGGTGGATCACAACCATCATCACACAACCAGTCAAACTATTCTCATAGACACCAATCCCATGCTGCATGGGGCTCTGGAGGTAACGGATCAAGAAACTCTAACCGTGGAGCAAGAGGTCGAGAGGGTGTCGTTGTAGTTTACGAATACTACAGCTAATAAATAACAACGTAGAGGTTTTAATCTATCATGGCTAAATGGGCAATCTGTAACGCACAAACAGGTCAATTAAATGACATTTGTGACGAAGAAGATAAATTCGAGATCTTTGAAGGTCCCGATGCTGACTTGAAGTGGGTGCCAGTCCCTGATGACTGCACTTATGAGCACACAATGATCAACGGAGTGGTCGTCCACAGAGATGATCTTGAGGATCATAGAGAGCGTGCTACTGTAACTCGTGTCCTTGCTTACGGATCTATTGGTGAGCAACTTGACATGCAATTTGCAGATGCTGCTAATGGCACTACGACATGGAAAGACCATGTTGCTAATGTGAAGGCAACCACAACAGCACCTAGCAGTGTCCCTGAGTTTGTACCTAATCCTAAGCACACACAACTCGAAGGACGTAAAGCATGGGATCCATGGGTTGACAACTGGACGCCACCAGGATAAGATAGTCATCTAAAGACTTTATTATATGAAAATTTGTATTGTCGGGGGCGGATCGTCTGGTTGGATGACCGCCTCTACCCTTGTGAAGGCATTCCCTCATTGGGATATTACACTAATTGAATCTCCTAAAGTCCCAACAGTTGGTGTAGGAGAGTCTACAACTCAGTATTTCAGACAGTGGGTACATTTTCTAGGTCTTAAAGATGAAGACTGGATGCCTCATTGTGACGCAACATATAAGATTAGTGTAAGGTTTCATAACTTTCATAAGGTTGGTGATGATCCTTGGCAATATCCTTTTGGTCCAGTAAGACAAGACATTCCACCTGATGTGTGGTGGTATGCTCAACACAAACGTGGATGGAGTAATGCCCTGTTTGCTCAAGATACTAATCTTGCGGCATATTGTGCTGAGAGAAATTTACTACCTGTTGATCACGAGCACTTTGAGATTCCTAAACACAGTGGATTCCATTTTGATGCAGTTAAGTTTGCAAACTGGTTGAGAGATAACTATGCTATCCCTCGTGGTGTCAAACGTATTGAAAAGCATGTTAGTAGATCAATCATCATGGAAGATGATTATGATCTATTCTTTGATTGCACTGGATTCAAATCACTATTGAATGACAGTGAGTGGGTTGACTATAGTGAATTCCTACCTAATAACAGGGCATGGGTAACACGTCTCCCTTACATAAACAAAGAGCAGGAGTTAAAACCTGTCACTGATTGCACTGCATTGTCGTCAGGATGGGTGTGGAATGTGCCAACATGGGAAAGAATTGGCACAGGATATAATTTCTGTGATAAGTATATCTCTGTGGAGGATGCATTGCATGAGTTTGCATCTCACCTCAAAGTTGATACCAATGAGAAATTCAGACTGATAGAATATAAGACAGGACGTAAGGAAAAGATCTGGAATGGTAGAGTTATTTCTATTGGTTTGAGTGCAGGATTCATCGAACCTCTAGAGTCAAATGGTCTGCTATCTACACATACATTCTTGACTCAATTCTGCCGAGTAATGGCAGGAAAGAATCATGTCACTCAGTTTATGAGAGATACATTCAATCATAATTGTCACTTCAATTTTGATGGGTTTGCATCTTTTGTTGCACTGCATTATGCGTTGACTCAACGTAATGATTCACCATATTGGAGAGCAGTTTCTAATATCAAATATCCATATCGTGATCTGTTTAAGTCTGCTCAGGTCAGTTACATGGAGCAGTCAGTACATTTCCCCACTAAGATGACATGGGAAAATGATTCTCTGTGGTGTGTAATGGCAGGGCATGGATGGAATCCATTTAATGATATAATTGATTCCGAGATGGATTTCTTTGGTGGTGTGCCTGAAGATGCCTTCGCCAATACTTTTGAAGTCCAACCTTGGGAAGGTATAGATAGAATGACTACACCACTTAAGTATTATCAGAGGACATTGTATGCGAGTTGAGTCTATTGTTATTGTTGGTGGTGGTAGTAGTGGATGGATGACAGCAGCAATGTTGTCTAAAACATTCCCACACATGCAGATTGGTCTCATTGAAGATGAGCAGGGACCTATTGGTGTTGGTGAATCTACACTAGGTCACTTCAATCGATTCCTGAGACGTATGGGGTTGAAGGATAAGGATTGGATGCCACATTGCAACGCAACTTATAAGACATCGATTGCATTTAAGAATTTCAGACATGGTGAGGGTGAGAGATTCCAATATCCATTTGGTGAGTTTGATCTCTTTGACTATAAAGATTCACTGACACGATACTTTGAGTTGGGTTGTAAGTATGGTGTAGATAAGTATCCACCTGATAAGTTTGCAAACTTTGCTAATAGTCAAACATACCTAGCAGATCAATGTAAGATCTCTGCTGATCCTATTCCTGAGTGTACATACGATATGGATAGGGATACTGCATATCATTTTGATGCAGGATTGTTTGGTAATTATTTGAGAGACCATCACTGCATCCCTAATGGTGTATTACATCTCAAGGGTAAGATTGAGAAGGTGATGAAGAATCCTGATGGTAGTATTGATGCACTGGTTACCACACAGGATGGACTAATCAAAGCAGATTTATATATTGACTGCACAGGTTTTCAGTCACTGTTACTTGAGCAGCACATGGGTAGTGAGTTTATCTCATTCAAAGATAAACTATTCAATGACACAGCACTAGCGACACAGATTCCATACTCTGATCGTGAGAATCAGATGGAAACATATACTGACTGTGTGGCAATGGATGCTGGTTGGGTATGGAATATCCCATTGTGGCATCGTGTTGGCACAGGATATGTTTACTCGTCAGATTATATCAATGAGTGTGAGGCAGAGGTAGAGTTTAGAAAGTATCTCAGTGAAAGATATACGCCCGAAATTGCCAAGGATGCTAAACTACGCAAGATCAATATCAGACATGGTAAGCGTGAAAAGGCATGGGTTAAGAATGTTGTGGGTATTGGATTGGCATATGGTTTCTTAGAACCATTGGAGTCCACTGGACTGATGACAACTCATGAGAATATCCTACTGCTATGTGATACACTGCAACGTCGTAGTGGTTTCTATTCTAGATTTGAGCAGGACTCATTTAATTTCACATGTGACAATATGATTGAAGCAATGAAGAATTTTGTTGCTCTTCACTATGCTCTCAGTCAACGTGATGACAATCAATACTGGAAAGACTGCACTAGCATTGACTTTGACATTGATCCTAATTGGTCACAGTCAACAAGACTTGCACATAGTAGTGCAGTGACACTCGTTGACAATCCAGAGGATCTATTTTATAATCTAGAGCAGCATAGTGGCACAATTTATATTGCTGCTGGTCTTGGTTATCGTCCCTTCTCAGAAGGAATGTTTGAGGAGAGGATGGCAGCAGACAAGGACCCCGAAGCATGGGCAGATATCCTTGCAGAAATACACACTAAATACCAACAAGACAGTAAAGTTATGATGGACTGGGTTGACAAACTCCCATCACACTATGAGTACCTGAGGGACAACATTTATGATCTTCAAGAAGAAGAAACCGTGGGTTAGATTTTATTCAGTAGATCCTGGCGTTGCAGAGTTGCAACCATGGATTCCTGCTGCAAAACTACATCGTAAATGGCGGACACAAGCACTAAAAGATCGTGCTAGTAAAGAGAATCGCTGTCCTGTTATGAGAGTTAAGAAACTCTGGGACAGAATGTCTGCTGAATTGGCAGGTAGTGACAGCACACCTGAATTGTATGAACATGCCGTAACTTGCCCAGCATTGAGAGATGTTATGGACTCAGGTTATGTGTTGCCATGCCCTGCTGATATTCTGATCAAGACTGATGGCACTGGTGTAAACTTTGAGTGGATCTCACAGATGAGATTCTGCACATCTATCAGTCCAGGTAAATATGTGTCAGCACATATTCCTCAACAGACTGAGGGTATGCGTCACCTAGTTGATCAGAATAAAGATGTACTTGACTGGACAATTAAACTAGAATTGCCATGGAGAGTGCAAGCACATCCTGATCTGGTGTTTATTCAAATGCCTATTCCATACTGGGATGAAGATAGATTCTCACCACCTACAGGTGTAGTTGATCCCTCATATTCATATGAGATTAACTTACAACTATTCTGGCATAAGATTGAAGAGGGTGAGTATCTAATTAAAGCAGGCACTCCACTTTGCCAGTGGGTGCCCGTGCATAGAAGTTTCCTAAGTAATAGGAACATTGATTTCCATTGTGAAACTGCCAACGAGGCAGATTTTGAAAACAATGCTATTATGGAGTATCAACGCCATAAATCTTTTATGGAAATGGAAACTCTCAGGGAGCGTATTGCATCACACAAAGCAATCCTTGCACTAAATAAAAACATCAAGAGGTTTATGTAACTATGTCTAAAGAACAAGACGTGATGGAAGTAGATCTTGCCCAGCAGGCAGGAGTTGCTACCGAAGAAGAAAAACGTGAGATCAATGGGTCTATTGAAGGACTCATTACATTTGATCAACTCGTTATGAATTTCATTCAGCAGTATGAAGATACTAAAGAAGAGTATATGAAACTGCAAGAAGCACTTGACAACATGCATTATACTTCTACGATCACAAAGATCTCTTTGGAAGAATTGCAAACTAAGAGAGATCATATGAATAAACTCTCTGGTGCCGTCGAGGCAATGTCTCTGTATAAGAGACACGTTGACCCTACTGTTACTGAGCGGGAGTTTACTTTTACTGATGGAGATTCTTGATAATTTCCTTCCTTTTAGGATGTGGGATGAGGTCTATCAGACCTTTATGGGTAACAATTTTCCATGGTATTATTACCCATTTGTTACTGATTCAGATGAAGATAAAGAAGTAGATAAGTTTCAATTTGTGCATATTATTTCTGACTTGAATAAAGGATATATCAGCAGCACTGCTGAAGATATTGTCAAGATCTTTAATGATAGACTCAACGCTTATACTATTCTCAGGATTAAAGCAAACCTGACTACATATCAGAATCCTCCTTATGTGCCACCATTTCATACTGATTTGGTTGGTCCTTTGAAGGATATATCTAAGACTGCCATTTATTATATGAATGATACAAATGGTGGCACGGAGTTAGAAGATGGCACATTCATCGAGGGCAAAGGTAACCGACTGGTTATTCTTGCAGGTGATGTCAGACATCGTGGTGTAGGTCAGACTGATAACTCAGCGAGATGTGTGATTAACTTTAACTATGTTGAAAAATGAAGACTGAATTGATATTTCCAACACCAGTTTGGAAGTTTGATAATGTAGGTATAGACAGACAATCTCTGACTGATTTTGTATATCATGTCAAATCAGAGGATCCTACTGGTCGTAAACAATCTAATCATGGTGGTTGGCAATCACATGATTTTATTGATAGTGTCATGGATAACAATCCATTGAAAGAGATTAGAAATGCCATCATGGAGCGAGCGTATGCTGCTGCTGATGAATTTGGATTCAATGAATATAAGTTGAAGATGATCAACATGTGGATCAATATCAACACCAAAGGTGCATTTAATCACGTCCACACACATCCTGGTGGTGTGTTGTCTGGTGTATATTATTTGAAACTACCAACGTGTTGTAGTGGTAATCTCACATTTATTCGTGATCTTAGTTACTCACAGATGAAAGAATACTGGGGTGATGGTGACAACGTGCATCGATGGGAGCACATGAATGAGACAGAGCATGATGTATTTCCCGAAGAAGATCAACTGGTGATCTTCCCATCATGGTTACAACATGCCGTGGGATCATCATCTAGTGATGATGATAGAATCTCTATCTCATTTAATATCACAGCATTCTCAGATCATTATCATGAAATATATCCAAGTAGATAATCTATTGACTCCTAGTTATCTCAAACGTCTGCAAGATCTGACGGGTGGGATGAATGGATTCCCGTGGTTTTTTCTATCGGAAGATATTAGTTACACACCAAGTCATGCTAGGTTTGGTGATATAGAATTCTCAGACATTCCAGAGGAGCAGAAGACTCTGGGATTTACTCATGTATTGTTAGATCAAGAGGGCGTGGAGAGTCCATACTTGCCCACGTTTCAACCACTACTAGATAGTGTGAGTGATGCATTACCTTATCCTGTGCAATTCTTTCGTGCGAGGTTGGCACTACAACTAGCAAACGGAAAGGATTCACATAATGGACCACATACTGATCATGAGAGTGATCATTATGCAGCATTGTTTTACATAAATGATAGCAGTGGTGACACAGTATTCTTTCACGAGTATGATGATCCCACATATGGGACTGTAGATGAGAGGTGGACAAAAGCAAGGACTCAATCATATAATGAGTGCTTCAGATCAACACCGAAAGCAAATAAACTATTTGCATTTGATGGACATCAATTCCATTCATCATCTAATCCAACAACTAACCCTTATAGGGTTATCCTGAATTTGAATTTTCATTGTGAGCATGATCTATTCGATTTTACAACGTCTGGATAAAGACTGGAGTATTGATGACACTCCACAATACTGGCAAGGGATCATTCCAGATCCAGAGTATTATGCTACCTATAAAGATGTAGAGTATTGTCTCAACAATCCACAATTCTTTGATATTCAATTCATCGATAGAATATCCAGTACTTTTATACAATTACCTGAATATGAGAGATGTTGGTCACGTCCACACATGGAGCAGCGTGATGTAGTTGACTGTTGGAATCATGGTCACAATGTTATCATTAACAACTTTGATCAGATTGATAAGAAACGCCAGCAAATCATGAGGAGTGTTGAAGAAACATTCCCATCAATTAGATCATCGATGCACATATATGCTGGCACGAGAGATTGTAAGTCATTCAAAATCCATGAGGATTTCGCTAACAACTTCATCATTCAGGTAGATGGAGAGACACACTGGCGTGTATATCACAACAGAGCATCTAACATTGTCAATCAAATACCTGAGTGGAATCTACAACATGATGATCTAGATTGTGCGATTGATGTTACAATGAAGGCAGGTGATATGTTATACATCCCTGCTAGATGTTATCACCATGCACAACCAGAGGGTAGGCGATTAAGTGTTAGCATCCCTATGCAACATGGTTATCCTCATCTTAAACAACGTGACAGACACTGGTATGAAATCCTATAACCCATTCCCCATCATTCACCGATGTAAGTATGACTTTAAGTTTGACAAGTCATCACTCAAAGCAAGAACCATGGGTCACTTGGGAGCAGCGAAAAGTCTTATTGATGAGAAGAAATATGACACCCATGAGAAGGGTGGAGGCACAACAAGTGTCGTAATTAGTAGAGAAGTGCCACCTCATGTGTGGGAAGAGTTTGAAGATTTTATGCCATGGTTTTATGAGCGTGTGAATAGAATCTGGGACCTATGGCATCTCACTCCAATGAATAAAATGCTCTCAGAATCATGGATCAATGTGCATCCTAAAGGTGCATGGACGGCAGAGCATCACCATCAAAATGTCACAGTGGCATGTGCTGCCTATCTACATGTGCCTGAAGGTAGTGGTAGATTTATGGTCAAGAATCCATACTCCATTTATAAACTAGGAGAACCTCTAGACTATCACTATTATGACATGGAAATGGATTGGGAATACATCGATGTGCAAACTAATGATGTGTTATTTTTTCCAGGTTGGTTGACTCATAAAACTGAGGTCAATAAAACTGATAAGAATAGATATGTCATGTCCCTAAACGTCATGGGTAATTATGTCAATTAAAGTATATGATACAAACCTAGTGAATGAGGATCTATTTGCACAGGTGGTGCATCTTCCTTATTTTTATACTAGGGTGGATGTGCCACCTACAGAGTCAGCACCTGAATTAGATCTGGCAGGGATGTATTGGACACATCAATTCTATAATTATTGTCCTATTGATGATCCCAAAGAGTATGACTCACCAGGTTTGCATGGTAGTGAGAATCCATTGTGGAAAGATGTGCTGACATATCTTGAGGCAATTTGCCCTGATATGCCCCCACGCGAAGATTGTTACTCATCATATATCAATGTGCTTAAGTATAATGATTCACCAGGAATTCATTGTGATGCACCATACTTTGCGCCTGATAATAAGACTGTATTAGTATATCTCAACGCAGAGTGGAGAGCAGACTGGGGCGGTGAAACTATATTCTATGATGATCAATTAGAAGCAAAACGTATTGTTACACCAAAACCTGGTAGAGTTGTGATATTTGATGGAAGGATCCCACACACAGGGAGACCACCGACGCCCAAATATATGTTTAACAGATATATCTTGGCATTCAAGTATATGGATAAAGATACTAGACATAAACTATTTGTGGACCATGAGATAAATAATATGCCACCCGTTGAAGATCGAGGTATCGCTGGATTAAATGTTGAAACTGTGAAACAAATCTGGAAATCTATGGACTTCTGATCTGACTTCGCTAAGATATCCATGTCGAAGGATCATCCCATGTTAAACAAGTCTGCCATCCTGACTCCTGCTGAGAAGTCATTGTTAAAGCACGCTCTCTTTTTATATCAAAAGAATGCATATGAGAAGCACGGACACATGACGCCCGTGCAACATGAATCACTTAAAAGTATAGTTGAAACACTACATTTGTAATGGAAATTTTACCTCTCTTCTCACAACCAGTTTATATTGACGTTGTTGATCTACAACCAGATGTATTGAAGAGAGCACAACAAACACCCATGCAAGATATGGCACTCGATGGTGCTTATAAAAAGAATGGGTTTATGTCACAAGACACGCAATGGTTATCTAATAACATTGACGTGAAAGATATTGTTGACACTCACATGGACATATATGTGCATGAAGCGTTAGCAATCAGTCGCAGACACAGAATACAACATCAATCATCATGGATTAACTACCATGGTATTGGTGACAGCGCCGCTGAGCATACTCATCCCAACAGTATGTTTAGCGGTTGTTTGTATATCAGGGTGCCTGAAAATTGTGGTGAGTTTCGTATGAGGATGCCAACTATGTTTCCGACTTACTTGACCAGCACGGTGCAACCTGATATAATGGAGAGTAACTACCTTAACCAAAGGGAGTTTCCTATCGAACCATGTGATGGCACTATTATTATATTTCCATCACACCTGCCGCATTCTGTATCACCTAGTGAAACAGATCAAGACAGATATAGTTGTGCCTTTAATTACTTTCTTAAAGGTCCATTTGGTTATGAAGATACTGCATTAACCTTATGACAATTCCTCTCTTTCTTTCTGAATCAGTGCCTAAAGAAATTAAAAACATCCTCAAATCACTTGAGGTTGGTATGCCTGCCAAATATGGTCAAATGACAGGCACCATTGAATTCGTCAGTGATGAATACATCACACTATGTGTTGGCACTAAACCAAATCCACCAGGATCTCGTCAACCAATGAATAAGTGCTGTCTATGTGTCTATCCACATATGTGGGATGATCTAGAAATAGAAGACGAGCACTTCTATGATCATAAAGCATTCAGAGGCACCACCAATGACCATCCTGGCAATGAGTTGCTACCTGACATCGATCAGCGGTAGTGTGACAGTTGGACAAAGTGTCCACCATTTGTAGCGCACGTCTTTTTTTCGGTTATATTAAAGGAGTGGAGGCAACAGACCTACCACACATCTTTTATACCTGAGAAACATGACAAGCAACACACAACTCGCAGACGCTCTCTTCAGAATCATCCCTAAAGCAATCGACCTTAGCACTAAGCGTCTTCAGAAAGGTCTCTCAATCATCTCTGGTGGTCGTTTCAATGACCTTGATGAGTATTTTGGTGACAACACTGTTGACAAGACTAAACTCCTTGCTAACATCTTCAATCCTGCACTTGAGGATGCTGCTAAGCAATTAGGTGTTGACTACATCACTGAGGAGACAGTTGGTTATGATGCTATTCTTCTTGAAGAAGAGATTGAGAATAAGTTGACACTAGGCAGCAGCACATCATCATTCGCTACTGGTAACAACCACAGCAAGACTAAGGTTGATAAGATCTTCGTTTGCAAGTTGGTGCAGACTGGTAACGAATTCCCTGAGATCTTCGCTGCTATTGTTGATCTATCACTCGCTCAGAATCCTGCTACTGGTTGGACTGACTCAGTAACAAAGACTGGTAAAAACAACAACGGTTTCAGCACTCTTAAGATCCACAAAGAGGATGCAATCTGCATCACTCCGATCTATGGTAAAATCAGAAAGACTACTAAATTCATCCACACAGAATATGAAACTCTCTCTAAATGATACACACCTCATGAATTGCATCGATGGTATGCAACTTATGGATGAGGAGAGTGTTGATTTAGTAGTCACCTCTCCCCCATATGATGATCTGAGGACCTACAACGACAGCAGTAAATGGGATCATGAGGTATTCAAACAAGTTGCAGATAACCTCACTCGTGTATTGAAGGCGGGTGGGGTTATCATGTGGAATGTTAACGATGCCACGGTTAAAGGATCTGAAACTGGATCTAGTTTCCGTCAGTGCTTATATTTTATGGAGCAATGTGGTCTCAGACTACATGACACCATGATATATGAGAAGACAGGCACAGCATTCGCATCTGGTCCTAAGAGTGTAAGATATACTCAAATCTTTGAGTATTGTTTCATACTCTCTAAGGGTAAACCTAAGACAATCAACCTCATTCAAGACAAGAAGAATGCATGGGCAGGTTACACCTCATTTGGCAATGCTAAGACTCGAAAGAAGGATGGCACAATGCATGATCCTAATCGAAAGAGTAATGTCATCCGTGAGTATGGTGTAAGGACTAACATTTGGAAGATCAAAAACTCTGGAGGTTTTGGTCAATCATCCAAGGCATCTTACAAGCATCCTGCTACCATGCCTGAAGAGTTGGCACGAGGTCACATTCAAACATGGTCTAATAAAGGTGATGTTATTCTCGACCCATTCATGGGTGCAGGCACTACCGCTCAGGTATGTTGTGAAGAGGATCGCAACTTTATTGGATTTGAAATTGATGAGACTTATCATCAAATGTGTGTGGAGCGTGTGCTACCATGGAAAGACAATGTGCTCACTCGTTTATCATGAATCTAACTATTGAAAACTTCCCCCACAAACCACCCCAAGGATTTCACTATGAAATACGACCCTTTAAGCGTAATGTGCTTTCTATTTGGTTACACCATCCCAATAGTTACAACTATACTTCTGATCCTGTTGCTACGATCTGGGGATTCTACAACACCAAGAAATGCCAGTATTATGCGCCAAGAAATGCTAAGTCAGTGGGTGACCCCGTAGATATCGATGACACCCGTAATTACACTGCTATGCAGATCAATCTCGGACCACTTGCAGGTATGCTATGTTAAGAGGTAAATGTAAAGTCACTCCAAAGAGTGATAAAGCGAAGGAGATCTTCGCTAACTATCTAAACTCTAAATCACTGGTGTATATTGAGCACAAACGTCCTGACCGATGGTTTTTCAGTGCTATTGACAACGTTGATTTCTGGTTTTGGGTAGACTATCCTAACGACAACAACTGGGACTATTATGAAGTCGAATGATGCCCCTTATTTCACACAGACCAGTGATGCCCCTTATGATCGTCAATGGTATAAAATCCACTGCACTGACAAGTCAGTTAAAGTTGTGCAATCCTATGAGGAAGTGCAAACAGCATGGTGGAATTACAAACACTTTATTTCTCACATTGAGGTAATCGATGCTAAAAAACAATCAAAACCCAAAGGATTTCAATGATGTCGATGGTCTCTCTATCACAGAGAATGATGACGGCACATTTCAAGTGGAGTGGGATGAGAATGACCCACGATATAGTATCTTCAAAGGATTATCTGAGGATCAAATTCAAACAATGATCATCACAGGATTACGCGAAATCATGGACCGTGAGGACTCAATCTAATGGATCTTTTAACATTCAAATCAAAGTATTCTCTCATCAAAGCAAAGGGATTTATTAAGTCTCATCGTGATGGTGATACTGGTGTAGGTCACACCTTTGAGCAAGAATTGGGACTGCAAGAGAATAACATTGCAGGACCAGATATTGAGGGCAATGAATTAAAGACAGCACGAAGAGGTAAGGGAGGGAAACAAACTCTACTCAATAAAGAGGGTGAGTGGGTAGTATCTCAAAGAGATTACATTAAAACCTATGGTTTCCAACATACCAAATATGCTGATGAGAAGTCAGCACAATTCACAATCACTCTGAAACCTAATAAGCATGGTCTCTACATTAAAACCACTGATGAGCATGTTGCAGTAATGCATGGTGATACTATCATCGTTAAATGGTCATGGGATGTGGTTATCAGTGAGTTTGCTAACAAGTTCCCTGCATGTATTAAGGTCATTGCTGACGTTAAAAAACATGATGGTGTAGAGTATTTCCATTATAATGAAGCACATCGTTATGTTAATGGAGATAAGAATAAGGTCCGCACTGCTATTGAAAATGGTCATGTAATTATTGAAACTCGTATGCGCTCAGATGGAATTCAGAAAAATGGTCAAATAGGCATCCGTAACCGTGGCACTGCATTTCGTGTAAATCATGGTAAAATGGAAGAGTTATTCACAAAGGAGGAGATTTGAGAAATACTGTATTATATGGTGATTGTCGTCAGACTCTCCAACAGATTGCACAATCTGGTGATAAGGCACGGATGTGTGTGACATCCCCGCCTTACTATGGTCTACGCGATTATGGTAAGGAAGATGATCAAATAGGTCTAGAAGAGTCACCTGAAGAGTTTATTGACCAGTTGGTCGAGGTATTTCGTGGTGTCCGCGATTGCCTGACTGATGATGGCACTCTATGGGTTAATATCGGTGATAGTTATTACAACTATCGTGGTGGTAAGGGACAGGCATTGCCTAAACAATCAGTAGCAACAACTAATCAGGATCTACCACAGGGAAAGAATCCAAGACGAGGTAATAAACTTAAAGGATATAAAGAAAAGGATCTAATTGGCATCCCATGGATGTTGGCATTCGCATTGCGTAAGGATGGATGGTATCTCAGGCAAGATATTATTTGGTCTAAACCTAATCCAATGCCCGAAAGTGTCAGGGATAGATGCACTAAATCACATGAGTATATTTTCTTACTAAGCAAGAGTCAAAACTATTATTTTGATGTAAATAGTATTAAGGTGCCTACTGTTGATGGTAATCAATTAAAGCGCAGGAAATCAGTGTGGGAGGTGAAAACTAAACCTTATAAAGGTGCCCACTTTGCAGTATATCCTAGTGAATTGATTATCCCTACAATCCTCGCAGGTAGTGAGGAGGGTGATATTATTCTTGACCCATTCATGGGATCAGGCACCACAGCAGCAGTCGCCAAATCACTTAAACGTGACTATCTCGGATGTGAATTGCATGATGATTATGATGCATTGATACATAAAAGAGTCAATGAAGTATCAGAAACACCTGTTGTTGAGTCAACACTATTGGATCTATTAAAATGAAAGACGGTAGAGCAGAAGGCGAGAAAGTCGCCAAGGCACTTGCAGAATTAAAAGCAATGATGCAACGATATGGTGACACCACACTAGATGGTGATTCACTTGAAAATAGTATTAGTGAGCGCATTGAGAAAT